CCGCCGACGTTCCTGTTAATGCATAGCTTCCACTGTTGGCCGGTAGTGTTTTTCCCAATGGCAAGGCCGCCGACGTTCCTGTTAATGCATAGCTTCCACTGTTGGCCGGTAGTGTTTTTCCCAATGGGAAGGCCACGCTTGTTCCTACTAGGGAATAGCTGCCACTGTTCCCAATTAACGGGGCAGGGCCAGAGGAAGCCACCCCAAACCACCCAAGTTCCCAAGTTTTGGCCGTGGTTGCGCTTACTTTTTGTTCACATGTTGCGCTATCGCATTTTTCTAGGGCATAACTGTTAGCATAGGTATCATATATTTCAGTTGTTTGGGCTGACCCTCTCAGGGAAGCCAGTTCTGTAGTACCTCCCAGTTGGTATATCGCGCCATCTGCTGCCGCATTAGGTGAAGTGATTGTTTCATACGCACCGGCACCGGCGGCGCTTCTATCAATTGCATTGATGTGAAACGTCACACCTGATTTTATGTAGCCGTTAAGGAATACGGTACTTGTTGCGTTATCACCTACTTTTATTTCATATATTTCAGAACCATCAACCCCAACAACCAGACCTGACCTGAAAGAGGTTTGACCATAACGGTCATCAGTAGAACCGTTCATTCTCAAGGCTAAGTTAGGCGTACCGCCAAAAGAACCCCACACATGCTCTAGGAACACCCCAAGAGCTGTATCCGCCCCCGTGTCTGCGCTTACATCTACTTGGGCATAGGTACCGTTTGCGCCCAAGGTTTGGGATATGCCGTTGGTGAAAAATACCGCTTCGGCTTCGTAGTAACCAACTAATTGGACATTGCCAGCCCACCCCCATTGGAGTTTCATCTGCATTATTTGCGAGGCATCAACACCACAACTAAACGTGTGCCAGATACCAGTCTTAATTTGCCCAAAAGAATGGTTATCCGTTGAACCACCAGGACGGAACCCATAGTTTTTGGTCCCCGACGTGGTGCGGATTTTTATTATTGCACCGGTAGCAGTAGATGGTAGGTTTGCAGAAAGATCTAGATTCGCATAAGCATTATTGACCGTTGGGGATAGAATTATGTTTTGAGTGAGAAAAGTGGCCATTTTTACAAGTTAGGTGTAAAACCTAAACCCCCCTCAATTGCTTTAATAACGATTTTGCGCGCGCGTTTCCATTTAATGCGCGGCATGTTTAGTGCAGCCAGTTCAATATCTGCTTGGTCTGTCCATGTTTGATTTTCGGGTAAATCATCATCTAGTTTCTTTCGTTCCTTAGAGCCTCTTTTGTAATTGTCGTTGTCCATGTTGTACTGCTGTAGAACAAGCTGATTGGCTACTGACAAATAGCCCATGAGGTAGTCAAAAAGAACTTTAGACTCTTCTGGGTTGTTGGCCACGTTGAACTTCCCAAACCGTGCAGGTTGATCTTTCGCCCAATTGTTATAATAAACGTCGTTTAGATCTGCCATAAGCTGCACAAAAATGGGATCTACCACTGCGCGAATATCTGCATATTCAACTCTTTTGTAACCCATATCACTCTCCCTCTTCCCGTTCACAAGGTGTGGGGTTTTCCTTAAAACGTACGGCTAGAATACTTTCCTTCCCTTCTAGCAAGGCTTTCATTACCCGGTGGCGGCCATCCAACACGGAACCATCTTCGTCCAAAATTATTGGGAACTTAAGATCTGCATTCTTTATAGAAAGTGCATGGCCTGCTAATTCCCTAAGTGACATAGAATCATAAGTGTAAGCGATATTTAAATGGGTTAGCGGGATCTCTATTACCTCAAAACCCCGCACAAGTTCAAAGAGACGTGACACGCTCCACCTCTTGCAGCCCTGCTGCGCCATCTGATCTGATGGCGCGTAGAATGGTTTAATCGTTACTTTCATCAACCACACGCACGACATCAGGGGCCGCCGCTTTAATACCCTTCCGTGTCACATCACTACTGCCGTAAAAATTAGCCACAGCTTCAATGGATGGTAAACCTTCCAGTGTCCAGTGTTCAGGGTTTGCGTGGTCAAGGTTGGCAACAGCGCTGGCAAGCTTCTTATTCACAGGGGCAACCTTCACAGGTTCCGCCTCTGGTGCCGGTTCGTCTTTTGGTTGTCGGCCACGCTTCTTCTTGGGCGCGTGGTCTTCGGCGTTCCAATTTGTCTTGAAGAACTTAGCGTACTGCAAAAGATCCGCGTCGGACGCTTCCACCTCAAGAACACCATTCTTGAATGGGTATTTTGCAGAACCGAGGGCGACCGTTCTGCCCTCTAACGCACCGTGTAAATAAAATTTTTTGACTGGCATAATAAAAACCTTTTTTAGATAAACGAAAGGGCCGCATTAGCAGCCCCTACAGTGTAGCACAAAAAAAGACCTAGCATTTCTTAGTTAAGGATACCCTCAACGGCTGCAATGCCTTTTTCACTAAACATCGCTAAACCACAATACCACTTGACACGGTAGATGTGTTCATCACTGTCTTCTGATTCGCCCACATCCACTACATGGATGCCGCTTTGTCGTTCAGCAGTCAGGCCAGCAATACCGTATTTTCGGCTGCCGTCGTCGAAAGTACCTGCATAAATGGTGGTGCATGTGGTGCCTGTACCTTGCGTCTGGTCGGTAGGGATCCAATCATTGCGGAAAATGGGAACACCGTCACCATAAGACGGGACCTTTCTGCCGGTTGGGAGCATCACCACCTCAGACACACCGGCCCCGCCCAATGCGCGTAGCAGTGCTTTATAGCTTCGCAAAGTGCGGGAGTGCATAGTCAGATAATCTACATCTCCATCTTTATCAGTGACTAGATCAAGCGCCTGATCTAGCAGATCAAATGACAGGTTTTCCCCGTTAGTTGCGGTGGCAACTTTTTGGCCTGCTGGTGTTAGCTGAATCAATCCAGAGAATTGGTTGCTTGCCCCCGTGCCATTAATCAAGTGGTCTTGAAAACGTCGGCCTGCTGTTTTCGCCTTGCTTGCGATCTGCGTGGCGGTCTGATCATTGCCGTCGCTGGAGCGCGTGGCTTGGATAAGGCCGTTAACCTCTGCATCACCCATGATAGTGGTCAGACTAGACGTGACCTGCGTGAATGTTGCCGCCCCTTTACCTGCTGCCGCACCTGAGAATGTGGTTCCAACACCTGCATTAATAACGTCACCTGCCACGTTTTCGCGGTTGTACGCGATAGCGTTGCCAGTGATACCGTCAAACGGTAACGAGGCGTACATATTGTTTACAGTGATAATAGTTTCAATGATACCTGCCACCAAGTCATCTTGGGCCAGTTTTGCGGATTCTACTAGGGTAACGGAAGCCATTAGGATTCCCCTTATTAAGTGAGTGAGTGATTATCTAAGCGTATTATTTTTGGGCTTGTAGATCACCTGCAAACCAATAATGTCTCCATTGGAATCACTCCAAAGGGGTGCTAATGTGGAAACAATAGCACTATTAAAAGGGAATGTAAAGGGTTTATGGGAAAATAAATTAGAGGACTAAAGCGGAGGCTTCTACTTCGTTGACTCTCGCAGTCCAACCACGGCCAAAGGTTGCCCACTCCTTCAGACCTCTTAGGGATCTCCTTCTTGACATAATAGACATTTTTATTAGGTGTTTCTCAGGTAAGGCCGCGACCTTTGCTAATGTTCTCGGTCCTACCACTCCATCAGCCTTAGCCCCTGCCGCTTTTTGTAGCCACTTAACACTACGGCTTACGCCTGAATTAACAGCAGCGTCAAAAACAACATAGGCCAAACCATTAGGAAGATCCTGGCAATGAGCGCGCGCCCAATAACCGACAAAGTAGATATACGCTACCTCCTCTTTTTTGATTGCCCGAAGGTCTGCTTTATTTTTGTGGTAGCCAAAATGGTGGCGGTAGGTATGGAGTGTGATCCCCTTCATTGTGGCACGTCCGCGATCTTTAGGGTGATTACTCCAGCCCCCTTCATGAGCAAGTACCAAGTCAAGTGCTTGTAAAAACCGTACTGGATACCCGATCATGATTTACCCATCCCTGCCAGACCTGCATTGATCTTGTCCACGCTACTCATGGCCTGACCCTGTTTTTTGTTCACACCTGCTCCGCCGCCTGGTGGCATACCACCACCAGGCTTGGCTTCTGACTCGAACAAGCGCCCATAAGCCTCATCAGCCTTTAGTTCCCCCACAAGCTCTTTGATACTCATGGGGGAACCTGTAACGCTTGAATAACGCACATCCCCTACATCGTCCACAACCTTTACCGTATGTCTGCCATCTTCATCAACCACGCGCACCTGAGATTCAATGAAGGGCATCACCAGCTTAGCCACGCCTTTCTGTTCGGTAATCGCGGTTGTGGCTTCATTGGTTACAAGCATTTTATAGAGTTGTCCAGTCAAAGCTTCCTCTTTGGCCTGCTGCGCTTTGGTCTGTTTCGCGTAGCCTTCAGCAAGATCCGAGCGCACTTTGTCAATGTTTACCTTAGCCTCACTGCCTAACTTGATTTGTCCTTCCAGCTCCGCTACCTTCGCCGCCATAGCGGTTTTGATCTCTCCAGGGGTGGTGCCATAGTCAGACAACGGTGACAGATCAACCTTTGCCTCTTTGTTGGCTTTCGCTTCTGCGCGGGATGCAATCAGAGAACCGCTTAGGCCGGTAATTGCTTCAACCGCACCGGATAACAAAGGGTTAACCGAAAAGGATTTATCCTCATTCTCAGCATACATGCCCTTAAACTGCTCTGGCACGTCGTCCAGTGTTGCCACTTTTTGGAATTTCCACATAGTTTACGCCTCACAAGTCTGGTAATAAAACGGTTCTTCCGGCTGCGCGTCTGTCTCTTTTTTTGCGGACAGTCGCAAAAATCGGCAGGCATAGCGACGAAAAGTTAAAAACAGTTTGTGTTGTTTTGCCAAAACATCCTCCCACCCATCGCGCCCATTGTTGTTTGGGGTGATTAAATGCAGATAAGAAAACAGGGCTTCTGTGGATCTGGATGCGAGAATAAATGCGGCACTAATAGCGGCAAATATGTTTTTAAGCATAACGGTTTTTTCCCTTTTTTAGTGTGTTTGGTGTATTGTAACCCTTATCTATTGGATAAACTACAGAAAAAATGGATTATTATGGCTTTTCGTGATATTTTTCACCCCCGCGCAGAAGATGAAATATTTCAAGAGGATATGCTAAAAGAGTTTTGTGAGAGGGCGGAGGGTAAAGGCGATATTTTCTCCCTAGGCTCATACCTGTTTAGACAAAAGGAGGTAAAATACGCGATTAACAATAAGGTGCGTCGTCGGTGGTGTGGGAAAAACATTCCTTCTGTGTTTCCCTTGTACCTGCTGAATGAGGCCCAAGGGGTTTGGGCCTGCCCTTTGGTCATGTGTCGCCTCTCGAACGGTAACAAGGTGCCTATAAGGGCTAGCAATTTAATACCGACCCCATTAACGGAATAACATCCAACCCAATACCACCATCCCAAATAACAGGAGGGGCGATAATATCAACAAAAGATAGCTCATTTCACACCCCTTCTAAGTTTAGGGTGAACACAAGAAACCCGACCATTGCCACGGCTGCCATACCCAGCGCCGAATTTGCAACAATGTATAAAGCAGGGGAAGTAATGCCCCTGCTATAAATGCTCTTTTGAACGTCGCCAGGATTCCACCCTTAGCCTTTTTGGGCTGTTGTTTTAGAGAACATTTAAAGCGTATGCTATTTTTCCAAAGAATGCCAATACTTTACTTCTTGAAAATAATCACTTTACTTCTTGAAAATAATCACTTTACTTCTTGAAAATAATCACTTTACTTTTGGTTTCGCTAGCTTATACTTGAACACACCTACAAAGGAGCGACACAATGACAACCTACCGATTTATAAAAGAGGTTCCTGGTCTCACCGACCTACAGCAGCGCATTACCGACTATGCGAACCTGCTGCCCGATTACCGTATGACATTAAAGGAGTTGGCTGATATTTTCTACGCTCACGCACTCTCTGATATTGTAAAATCGGTGGAGCGTCTGGTTCAGTTGGGAGTTTTGACCGTAGGAGATAAATAAAATGGCTAACTATACATTGCTTGAAAAAGTGGACGGTCTAGGGGGAATACAAAAACACCTAGTGGACTATGCGGAAAACATGCCTAATATGGCGGTTTCTTTTGAAGGTGTCGCTGAGTACCTAAACAGCGTCGGTTGTGAGAATACCACCCTAGGTGAGGTAATAGACGCAATGGGGGAGCTGGTTGTTCGTGGCGTGTTCAGTGAAGGCCAGTCCACCACGGTAGTTCACAGAATGGCGGGGGTCTGTCAAGAGGTTTTTGTAATGCGAATCGCACAACTAAACGGCCTCCACGCTGAACGTGACCCCCAAGGGGATTGGGTTTTTACTAAGTAACAAAAAGCAACTGTCAAGGAGCCTAGAAATGAAATACCAGTTTGTTAAAACAGCTCAAGGGCTAACATGCATACAAAAGACCATCCTAGGTGCGGCTATGGTAGACAAGAAACAGCAAACAACCTACCGTAAAACATCGGCCTATTTTAAGGCGTTAGGTTATCCCGAACCTACACAAGACCGCTTCATATACGCAATGGAAAACCTAATCTTTCTGGGTTGTTTCATAATCGCTTAATAATTGTCAGGGTCTAAACCTGCCCTAATAAATGCCTCTGGTCGGTTCGCGGCCAGTTGGTCGAGACTAATCTCCATGCCACGCCTATCTACAAAAGCATCTACTGATAACCCACCGTTACGGTAAAGCTTTGCTTTCGTAACACCCAAAACGTCATCTTGAAAGCTGGCCGGTTGCCGTTTCAGAAAATCGGCATAGTTGGTAGAAGCAGGGACACTGCCAACATTCTTGGTCGCCCACTCGTTCCGTACCTGCGCGATTGTCTTGCCCTGATCTCTTGCAATTCTCCTAAAATCAACTAGCCTTGCAGCAGGGGTGCGTGTGTCGGTGACAGTTGGGCGACTACCGATAAGCCCAACACCGTCAATATAGCCAAACATGACAGACCGGCAGTTAATGTGGGCAGGGGGCCTGATATTGATAGGCACCAATGCCGTTACCCCCTCAGGCAAAGGTTTCCCACCAATTGGCGCGCCCTTACCGTCTCTTGAAATACAGCCGTGTGTTGTCCTACCATCGAGAGTGCTGCCCCATATCCGTGCATCTATTATATCTGCGTTAGCATCCCATACCTCGTTCCTAGCGTTCTGTGAAACGTGTATAACCGATGTCCTCACAATGGCTTTGGCCTCACGTCGTGTGGTAGCCATAACGCCATTCTGGTAGTTGCCTGCTCTGGTTCCGATCAACCGACGCACAATAGAATTAATAGACTCACCCTGACTCATGCCGATCTGTAATTGTTGGCGGATTCTTGCCATATCGCTTTGGGTGATCCCCTTAAACCAATCCTTAAGCAACTTCCCTCTAAATGGCCTGCTTCGAGATATGGACGTTAACACCTCAATGGATGGGGAACCAAGGGCATACTCAATAGGAATGGCTTTTTCTAAGATGTCGGTTTCTGTTTGGGCTTCCAGTACGCCCAACCTGACCAGATCAGAACGCACTATAGCGCGATATTGCACCAGCAGTTCACGCCTGGCTTTTTGAATGTCATTCAGCAGCAGCCGCCATTTTTCGGTTTTAAAGTCGAAAAATTCCCTTTTATCTCTTGGTAGGCGCGCGCGTATCATCTCAGCCAGCTCCCGATCCGCCTTCATCAGCAGCCTATCAACACGCCCTACTAAGTCGGCAGAATATCCCCTAATAGCGATCTGGTTTCTGATTACTGCGTCCTGATACTCCTCGTTAGCGGTGGAAGGCATTAGTTATTTCCGCCTTGCATATCAAGCATATTCCCATCTTCCTCTGCCAGCCTCGCAGCGTCCTCTTCGTGGTCAAACTCGTTATGGATAGCGCCTAATCGTTTGATGGCTTCCAGGTAGCTTATACGGCTAATGTCTCTCCTGTCTCTGGCATTGTCGAGTGTTAACAATCTAGACTCCTGAGAAGGTAGTTCCGTACCGTATGTCCGAACCAGTTCAACAAGCTCTTTGCCGATAACAGGCAAACCTAACCAAGTGGCTGTTAGGTTTAGGCACTGAGAAACGGAATCTTCGAAAGATAGGACCATCGCAGAAAGATCACTACTAGCCTCTGCACTATCCAGGACACGCGCGGTGGCTGTTTGGATACCTGCGCGTTTTTTCAAAAACTCCGCGCCATAACCGGCCATTTTTTCCTCTAAGTCATCTAAATCATTGCGCCCTGACTCGACGGCCTTGCCCTTATGCTCTAAGTAATAAAACGCCCCTTTTGCATCGGGGTTATACAACACCTTGTTTGGGCCTAGGGTAACTTGCTGTTCCTCACTCGCACCTGTGCAGGCCAGTACAGGGAAACGGGTTATTCTTAGGATGTTTCTTTGGTCTGAAGTGCTTTGCCAGTGGGTAATGTTTAGATGAGCAAGATCCAATAATGGCGGTGATCCCTGCATTAATCCCGACTTGTTTGCATAAAACGTGACCAAAGGAACGACATCTACTCCCGTTTCCCACTGGTCAGAAAGTAGCCACTTATCTTCATCTTCTGGGTCTTGTTCGTACAGCGTGACCATGCCGGGCGTAAGTACCCTAATTCTTTGGCGCGGCACCTCGGAGAACCCATTCATCACGGTATAAGTCTCCATAATCCGCGCATGGGTCAACCGCTCCACCCCACCAACCATTTCAGATTGAGCGAAAAACAGATTTTCAGGCTTAATCAACACCCAATAAGGTCTAATGTTTTCCACTCGATCATCGGCTAACGTGCGGGGGCTGCCATCCTCATGAAGCAAAGGGCGCGGCTGATCTACCAATACATGACAAAATCCTTTTGAAAGACCCTCCCTAAACCACTCTCTGGAAAACACGTTTAACGAACTACCTTCTAGATCAACATCACTAAAAAGGGCGCTCACCTCTGTAGGTATCGTGTCACTCAGTATCATCGGTTTACCGAAGGGCTTTCCCGCTAACGTGTCTCTTGTCTGCCCAACCATGTTTAGCAGCACCGTTGCGGCTAGCCTGATCTTGTAGCTCTGGTCTGTCTCTGACTCATGTTGAGGGGTGTAGTCCTTACCCGCTGCGCGCATTGCCAAAGAGCCGCCCAATAGGGTGTTGATAATCCTCCACGGCTCTCTCATAGAGTCGTAAGCGTCGCTTGTAGTAGCGGGGGATTTTGGATCTTTTTCATTATTCATCAGGCTTTTCCTTACATATCCGTTTGGCGAATGGCGCGCGTTTTATTTCTGACCCTGTAGCGTATTGCATCCCCTATGTGATCCTCCGAGTTTGTATCTACGTCGTCAAGGTGTTTATTGTCCCTAGGCATCGTCGGGAATGTTTCGATTGTTTGCAAACAACACTGTAGCACAAAAAGGCCGGGGTTTTCCCGCACACCTAGTGCTGGGTATAGGGCATGGCTTAGGCGTTTTCGTATCTGCTCCCACCCTTGTTTTCTTGAGCCAGGTGACTTATCGGCGGCTGTCCATCGGACTCCTTCGCGCTGCATGTCCGATGCAATGCAGTTCCCGTTCTCAGTGTCGAAGATAGAAGCGTCCGCCGGGCCTGCAACCACGCGGCTACTGATCCCCCAATCCCTCTCTCTATCTGCAACCCCTTCGGCTATGTCCGAAGCCAACATCCTAACCCCTTCGTTCCGTGTTCCGTTCCATCCATACCATTCCTGGATCTGAAATAAATCGCCCTTAACCCTACCATAAACAATACCGTTATACTCGAACGGTTCTCCGTTAGACTCTGCCCACCAACACACGGAAAATGGTTTTGAGGAACCCCAATCGAAGGACCGATCTATTTTCCACCGCTTTGGTATTAGGTGAGGTGGGATGGAGGGTAGTACATGCTGTTCTGAACTCCAGACATCATCAAACATACCACCTGCCACAATGTCCCAATCACCATACAACCATGCCTTTAATTCTGATGGGTTTCGGGCTGCCGCCCTGATTTTGTTAATATATTCAGGATCAGAATGTAAGAGAACACGGTTCTCCATCAAGGCTCCGTGTATTGCTACCCGTGGCGGTTCGCGCTCACCGTCTCGCATTGCGTCAGTGATAACACGCCCCCGATAACTAGGGAGCCTAAAACGTGACTTAACCCAATTATGTCCTGGGCCGTAGGGGTTTGTTGTGGATCTGTAGCACCTAGGCATATTGGCAGCAGTTGACCGGCAGCATGACATCATAACCCTATAGCAGCGATCATCAGGCCAGTTGCAAAGCTCTTCCCAACCGATCCAAGGATAGGCGTGGCCGTGATAGTTCCAGTAATCATCCTCACCTTTCATATGCCTAAGTAGAAGCTGTTCCCCATCTGGGAATGTCCAGGTGTGTTCCACCTTGTTGTATTTTGAGCCTGGAAAAAGAAGGTTAAACCATTTTTTAGTTTTGGCGATAATGTCGGATAGTTGGGGGTACGTCTGCCTAAAAATGATTCCGCGCCACTCCACGCCATACCCCTTACCCACATGTTGAGCAAAATCCATAATAAGGCAGTCTGTTTTTCCCGGTCCCCTGGTCCCCTCATAAAGAACTTCAAAAACCGGCACTGACGCAAGAAATGCGTTCTGCGACCCCTGCTGTGGTACCCAAGCCGCCTGTTTTTTAGTTCCTGCCACTATATCAACATGGAACGGTTTTAGTTCGCCATCAACATCACGCCATTCTATTGGGTAGTCCTGCGTTGCGGCGTGTATTAGCTTACTCATTGAGATCCGACCCCGTGCCACCCTGTGCCATTTCTCGGTACTTAGCTTCCCACTCACTGCTGGTCATCGGTGCGGCAGGTACCACCAACACACCGGCATTTTGAGAGGCGGCCACCTGTTCCGCCTGTTCCCGATATTCAGCAGGCCGCGCAGACTTCAATAGCAAAGTTAGTAGCCCATCTGAGTATTTTGTCTTATAGCCCACAATCTCATCCTTAAAACGCCCACCAAAAACAGGTTCTTCCTTTCCTTTTACTGCGCGCTCATAGGCTGCCGCCACTAAATTTTCGTCTATCCATGCCTGTTTAGCATCCTCTGCACGTTCAGCCAACACTGGATCCTTCCTAATGTGGTTCATAACAGTGGCAGGGGTAACGCCGACCATCTCACCAGACAGACAAAGCAAGCCGTTTTCACGGTAATGCTCAAGAAATTTTTCTTTCCTGACTAGAGTGAAAGCCACTCGCGGCTTCTGTTTTAGAATTTTTGCTTTTGGCGACATAAAAACCCCTTTAGGGCTGTTTGTTTTTAGATGCGGACTTAAGGGCAATGGATAGGGTAACGCATAACTCCTAAGAAAGCAATTCGCGCGAAAAGTGGTTAAAAAATAACCAATGTAAAAAACTCGTTTACCCGTCTATTTTTAAATAGGAATTAAAAGCCTATTGATTTACCCGTATCAACTTAAGGTGCAAAAATTGTTAATGTATAAAGGGTGAGACAGGAAAAATAATTATAAGTTATTGAATTATAAAAGAATATAGTTATATATATCTTAACTATCTCTAGATAATCTAGTTACTTACCTTTAAGTTAGATACCATGCACCGTGGGCAAAATACAGGTAGCGATTATCTTAGAACAAAAAAAAGTATGAGATTCGTGAGACAACCTAAGACAAGTGGTGTTTTTCCCACTACAATCATACAGTTACCTTGTCTTAGGCTGTATACTTCTACTAGAGTCAAATCTCACTCATCTAGAGTCAGGTTTAGAATCAGTCTAAACCGCAGGGAATTAAACGATTAAATAGGAATTAAAACACTATTAAAAAAAGTGACAGAACTACATATTAATGAATTAAACTACTATTAAAATGAACTAAACGATTAAATGATAGGGGTCAGGTTGTGCGTGTCCATCAGTATATGCTAATTTGACACGCCACCTTTTTTATGCCTTAGAGGTAGTTCACTGCTTACCCCTTAAAACAATGCCGCGAACAGTAGCCACATCAGTAAATCCCAACAACTCACACCCCTTGTCTGTAACCTGCATCTCTAGGCGGTGAATACTGATCCCGCTTCCCTCTCTGACTTGCACCACGGTAATAAGCCCAAGGAACAAGAGCTGTAAAGTTACGTCATGATAAGTAGGGCTAAAGCGGTTCTTAGTGGGCATCCCACCGTTTCGAACACCTAGCGCGTCCTTAAGGGATTTTTCAAGCTTAAAATCTAATCCTGTTTCATGTGTGGGGGTTAGGTGCGCCACAACATCCCTGGGCAACGATTCGAGAAATTCAGAAATAATATTGTTAACCATACCCTTACTGGGTATGGTTAACGTAACCTCTGGTGCTCCGTTTTTCATCTCAACACGCCCAACCATCCCCAGGCCTTCAATCTTTAGATTGTTTCCCTCCCTGAGATAAAACAAAGTAATTAATTTAGAAACAAAAGCATCTTCACCGTTTACACTGCTTTTCATAAATCACCGCCTTTTTGTGTTGTGTTTTGTACAATTACAGCAGCACCGCTGCTGGCTGCTATTCAAAAAAAAAACGCCCAACTCTAACCCCATATAATCCTCATGAAAAGATTATCTGAATACCTCCCAATGGTAGCCACCTCCTATGCAGTCGCAACAGCTACAAAGAGAAAGAGAGGCCCCTTTTAAATAACAGTCATGACAAACACACTCCTCTGGCGTATGTCCATCAGAAACCACCACCACTATAAGCGGCTTCTTTTCGGTACCAATATTAATCTTTTGCCCTATGTCGTATTTCATTTTTCTACCTCCCAATGGTAGCCACCTTCTGCACAGTCGCAATAAGTACAAAGAGAAAGTGAGGTGCCTTTTAAATCGCAGTCAAGACAAACGCCCTCCTCTGGCGTATCCCCATCAGAAACCACCACCACTATAAGTGGATTATTTTCGGTGCCAATATCCACCTTCTGCCCTATGTCGTATTTCATTTTTCTACCTCCCAATGGTAGCGTTTCTGCCTGCAATCGCACTGGTAGCAAAGATCCGCGCCTGTATCGGTCTCTAAACAATCAGACAAGGCACAATCCCTGCCGCAATTGCTGTATTTACTAGGGTCTGAATCCCTGACCACCCTAACAAGAACATCCTTCCTATTAACAGTGGTCCACTCTAGTTCCCCCGGATAGTGTCGTTTTTCGGTCATTTCACCTCCCTCCAGTAGTACCGGCCTTCCTCACAACTGCACGACATGCAAAACCTGTCCTGTACACTCCCCGGCTCATACCCGAACACTGCACATGCTTTACAGGGATAGGGATTATCCTTAGAGTGATTAACCTGAACTAAGTGTATTGTTACCGTTTCAGTTTTAGTAGGCATCTTCTTCTATCCTCCTAAGATCCATGCCCATAAAATGGGATTGTGTGTTGTGTACTCTGGTTTCCTCAATATCGCCCCCGATTGTCGAGTATACCAGTGTTGCGATTATCCCTATATTGGCTGCGAGCCAATGATTGGCCATAGACCGTGTGAAATACAACCCTTTTTCCTCACTCTCTCGAACGGCTACCACCGCTGCCGTCATATCGCCTCTTTCGAGTAGGTTAGTAACATCAATCCAATGATAACCCGCATCCACACAATCACAAGAGGCGCAAAGCGCGAATGCCCCCACGGTCCGTGTAGGCTTATTCAAAGCACATTTTTTACAGTAGTTATCATAGGTTGGATTTTCTATTGGTACAAAAGTTTGCCCGTTATCTAGAAATACTTTTTTTCCTACTAGGTATTTCATCAGTATGTACTCCATTTCTGTTTATTTCGCTCATGTAGTCATTAAGCCACTTCGAGAACCGCAACTCTTGGTGTTTGACAAAATCCGAGGTATCCGAAGAATTTTCTAGAAAACGTCTCTCTTGGATGCCTTTTTGCAACTCAACGCCAAACAACAATCCCTCCACAATCTTTTTCTTCATACTTCCTCCTTATACTTGGTGTTTGTGAATTTCGGCTGTTTTGTGGTTTACCCAGCTAACCTCTTTGGGTGTGAGTTTACAGCCATGTTTCAAGCACCACGCAATATTGAGTAAACGCTCCTGGTCGGCATCGCGCAGCAAAACAGATAGGTTTTCCAATCGTTTCACTTTTGCGGGAATGTCCCGATTAACAAGCTCAAGCATTCTGATCTCCTCTCCAAGTGCTTGAACGCCCCAACGCTGCGCGTCTGCTGGTTCCATAGTGTCGTTATATTTCTCCCCCAGGTATTCAGCACCGCTTGCAGCCGAAACCCCTACTAGGTCGATAAGGCCCTTCACACTGTGAAGCAAAGCAGGGTCAATGGTTACGGAACTCAACACACCTGGTTTTACTTTAGATGCGACTGTGACATTAAAAACCTGTTTTCTGGGATCTTCTTCATCCCGCGCCACTTCTACTGTCACACCTTCGATTGATACGCTCATGGCATTCCCCTTAGGCCGCTTGGCCTCTTATGCAGCTACTTCGGTGATAACGATTTCCTCGATAAACTCAACTTCTATACCGGTTTCTTGTGCTAATTCGGTGATAACGATTTCCTCTATAAAGTCAACTTGGATACCGATGTTTTTCATTTTATTTACTCTCTTTGGTTGTTTGTGTGTATGGCTTAAGTATACCAGCGTTTAAACAAAAGTATACACCTTTTAGTTCTCAGGTTAATATTCTATTCTATAAATAAAAATGCCCACGACGTGTGGGCATTTTTTGATACTTTACTTGTAGCCTAGAATGAAAAAACAACCTGCTCCTGTTCGTTTGCCATCAAAACACTGTCAGGAAAAACAATGCTATTGAGGAGTGAGTTATCGTAGTTATTAGTGACTAAGAAGCCGTCTTCATTGTAATTTTTCCGATCACCAAAGCGGTTAAGCTCAATCATGAAGCAACCAACGTCTTGAATTTTGATAAAAAACTGTGTTGCGTCTTTATCATAAGATTCTTCTTTTGTCATTAATAAAGCGTTCATTTTATTTACTCTCTTTGGTTGTTTGTGTGTATGGCTTAAGTATACCAGCGTTTAAACAAAAGTATACACCTTTTAGTTCTCAGGTTAACCCCATTGTTCCGCCATAGCGTCTGCTATGCCCTGATAAGTGACGCTCCGCAAAAGCGCGCGATCTGGGGAAGGGGGCAGGTAGTGTAGTCTCTGTTGCTCTCGATCTGGAAGCAGCAGCATTGCCGCCCTAACGTCGTTTGTGGGCGTAAGCAGGGGCAGGCCACTCAACCACAAACACGTAGCTTTTTTTTCGGTATGCCCAAACATCCACGGCTGGATCACTTGCGACTGCTGAACCCCGCCAATTATTGTTTTAGCGTAGCCGTGCATGATGGGATTTTCAATAGCCACTTTGTCAATATTAGGTGTGTTCAACAACCGCTTAAAGAAAGCTGCGCCATCAAACATCTTAGGCCATCGCTTCGCGTCGGTGTGTAGGTGACAAACGCCAGAATTAGAGAGGTAGGTACACGGGGGATGTGCGATCATCAAATCCCAATCCGTGGTGTTATCGTCGAGTATGTCGAAAATATCACCTTGGTAGTGATCACCGCTGTTCTTGCTCGAAGTGGGTAAAATATCGCAACTCATAGCGTAGTGGCCAGCCGCCAAAAACGCATCCCGTACAGTCCCGCTTTGCTCACACGCTACTAGAACTCTCAATGGTTTTTCCTCGTATCGCGTTTTCTTTCAGGATGCAGCGCCTCCACCAACCACACAAGGCCATCGTTCTTGAACTGTGAGGCATCAATTCGCATGGTTCCGGGATCACAACCCTCTGGCAATGCCTCAAAAAAAACATCTGTTGCGGCCATAACCTGTTCGTCGATCTCTGCTGTGTCCGCTTTGGCGCGGTAGTAAAGCTCTTCGGCCTCCACACACTCAACCAAAAGGAGGGCTTTCTTTAAAAGGTCGCCGCTTAATAACGTGCGTTTTTCGCGTATTTCGTCCATATTACATCCCCTAGCAATTAACCTGCTCAATTAGATAGACAACAAAAGCGCCGCTTTCTGTCTCTTCTAGCTCAATGTCTGCTGTGTCGCAATCGACAATATTACCCAAAATAGTGGGATTAAAAAACCCCTCCACTGCCGCATCCACTTGGTCGTCCAATTCCTCGCACCGAACCCCCTGCTCCCGGTACTCATTTTGAACATCCACCACGCTCACCAATTTGTGGGCCTCTCTCTCTAGATTGCCTGTAAGCAGAGTCTTTTTTTCGCGTGTTGCCATAATCCCTACCCCTTAGAACTGCTGTATCATTTTAGGTTTGTTTTCCTCTACGTCCTCTCCGGGGGCTGGCCACTCATACGGCCCTCCTTGAAAATCATCCCAGTATTCCCTAACCTCTTTGAGGGTCGGCATACGATAAACATAAACCCTAGTTCTGGCCACAGTCTCATAGCCATTATCATCCACCGTGGTAACATCGCGGAAAACCTGGGAGGCTTTTAACTGCCCTTCTGGGAAGCTTCGGTTTAGGAATTTCCCGAATGTCACCTTACTCATTCTGAAATTCCGCCCCTGCTGTTTCATATCGTCGATGTAGTCTGCATAGACGGCGTTTTTCATGACTTCCTGCGTCCATCCCTGACCTCTAGATAAAATTGAGCCTTCCCATACCCGCTCGAATAACCACTGTTGTTCAGGGGTCATGCTCATAATTTTCTGTTCCTGTAGTGCTGCTGTTTGAGGAACATTGCGAACCTCAAACTCTGAGATATTGTAGGTAAGCAGAAAATAAAGCAGATTCTCTAAGCCGCCTGTATCAAGTGAATTCTTAATCTTCTTGAAATAGGCGTGATTCTGTTTTTGGGCTGTTCCTGACTCAATCACGAAAAAACGGCGCTCATCGAGACCAGCAGGGACTACCCAATCACCATTTGACGCAAGCAGTAGATGTACAAAATTTGGAGCATCTTCTGCATCTACGCCCTTACCCTCCACAACTAAATGCTTGCCGGTCACAAGTGTTTTTAGCACGCTCTCATGCTTCTTATCACCGGCAAAAAAAGCCTCATCGCCAAACAGGAACACCACATCTCTTAAGTGGCTGTTGAACGATCCCACAAGATGCTTAGGGTCTGAAACAGTGATAGCATGGCGGCCCAGAAGATCACTCAAGACATCCGCAAAAAATGTTTTACCGGTTCCTCTAGCACCGCGCAGCACCACGGCCACCTCCCCTGGTGAGTCGAGTTTTTGAACCATGCGCGCCATCCAGCCGATCAGGTAAGTGTAATGCTCTAAATTCCCAGAGCATAAGTTGTCTTTTATATGCTTTAAGTATAATTGATGACCGTCACCGCGCAGAGAATCACACGCAAAACCACGCCATAGATTGTACGCATCCTTTACTTCCTGACCCGGTGCGAATACCAGCGTTTCATATTGACGACGGTTTGGGTGATCTATCCAAAAAGTACCGGCGGCCTTAAGAATAGGTGTCCCGTTCTCCTTGCGCCCAACCTGAACCTTGATGTTCCGGTATCGGTTACGAAAATCTTCAAACGATTGTTTGCTAAAACGCGCTCTCTTTATTGAGGGGTCATAAACCTCTGAAACAATGCGGCATTTTCCACCCACGTCCTCAATAACGGCGTGTTTTTCGTTCAGTTTACGCAAAACAGGATCAATTGCCTCCTCATGCGCTCTTTCGATCTGTCTTATAGCGTAGTTTTCCCAATTAGGCTTATCTTTAACACTCGTTGCTATCTCATTGCTGCCGGTTATGACGGCATATATCATATCATTGGGTACCTCCGCACGGACTAGATCACAACAGACCCTAAAAAGCGCCTCAGAACGGCTTTCATATTTTGTAGGGTCTATTGGATCTTGGCCGGTAGCGATAAGTGCCATAGTATGGTCGGCAATAACAGCGCCATGCTCTTGCGCCCAAGCTGCTAGATCATCAACCCCAACATCAGGTTGATTAGATCCGATGGCAATTCTGGTTGTACCTGATGCAAAAGAAGATGAGGGGTCTTGTATAGAGACGGCTGGGATAAAGTCACTTAGTGGGTAGTCCCTGTCTGTGAACTCTATCAGTGCGCTCACGACAGGAACACGCCCTTTGCGAACCTTTTTCTTGTTTGGAATGTTGACGGTTCCAGGCAGCCGCATAATTCTATCAACATTGTGACAATGGTCGGCATTAAATTCCTTTTCCAACTGCACGTTATACGCTTCTAGTTCCTTGGCTTTTTCTACACTGCCGTTAATCTCCAGCTTGGGTGAATCCTGCAAACGCCAAAACCCTTGGTACCCACCCCCTGAGTCAATGATTACAGTGGGGGCGGGTTTGTATTTTTTCAGCATTGACAGCGCGCGTTTACGCTCCTGTTCAATATCCTCTCCAGCTCTTGGGTCTATGTCGATATGTAACCACGACATTCTTGCAATATCTTCTTTACTTGATTTTGAGGACAACGCACGACGTGCGGGGTTTACCTGAAAATAAATATTCTTCTTCCCTTGCCTGTCGTCAACCCATCGGGTTACTAGGTGCCAATCTTGGCACGGAAAAGTAACCGTTTCGGTCAGACCGTCGGGAACAATGGCTGTTAATACCCACGGCCCCTCAGGTAGCCATTTCCTAAGAAAATTAACTGCCGTCACTGTGTCAATCTGGAGTGTATCCATTAAAAGCCCCAATATGATAATAGTAACTTAGGGTCTGCTTTTCCGGTTTCCATCAGGACTACCCACAAGCGAGAACATTCAATTTTTTCAGCTAACTCTCGTTGCAACATGTTTTCCCTGCGTCGTGCAATAATGCACTTTTGCAGCTTGGTTGCGTAGATTGTTTTGGGAATAGTTGGGATATTTTCACCCCTGTCCTTTTCCCATCCTGCGTAGATCACCTTAGGAACTCCGGCTGCTGCTGCCGCTTGGTTCTGGTTTTGTCCATCGTTGAGGCGTTTAATTAGTAAACGCTCACCTCTGGTCATTTTTAACGGTTTGGTGTTAGGCATGAGATTAATTCCTCTTTGTTTGGTAGTCTTGTCCATCGTGCTGTGCATAAATGGTAAAGCCGCTCTTTGTTAACATTGCCTAGCTCAAACGCAGCAACACCTCCACGAAAAAGAAGCCATTCACTCTCCCCCACTTTCAGTAGAACCCAGGATAACCCACCTGCAATCTCTCGACGTTCTAGCCATGCTCGCTGTTCTTTCGTAAAGTGGACAATTCTTAGGGGTGTTGCTGCGCGTTTTGGCCATGTTTTGCAGTATTTTAGTTCTATCCAGCCGTGTGCATAATTTACATCGGGGGTTCCTTTCTCGGTGCTGTTTTCGATGCGGTGGGGGTCAAGCGGCAGCATCCTTGGGCGTAGTGAACGCCACATGGACTGCTCCCCTTTTTGTCTGATTGAACTACTCACCGACCAGCTCCAGTTTCACACCTAGGGTTTCTGCCAAACCCTCCGAAACTTGAAGCTGTCCGCGCCAAAAACTGACCCATTCCCGACTTTTTCCATCAAAATCAACAGGCATGGACACTACACGCCCAATTCCCCTATCTCCGATTCTCTGCATACAGTCAGGACAAGGTGGGAATGTGGTATACAGTGTATAGCCGTAAAGATGATTTCGGTTCCTTATAGCGTTCGTCTCTGCGTGTACTATGTTCGCGTATTTGTAATTTCTGTCATCATACAACTCCTTGCTATCATCGTGACCACTTGGGAATCCGTTGTAACCTGTTGAAACAATGAGGTTATCTCCGCGAACCAGTACCGCACCTACCTTTGTTGACGGGTCTTTACTCCATTGTGAAACCTCTTGTGCTATTGATAAATAACGCTGATCCCATTTTTCTTGACGTGTCATAATATGCTCCTAGTGTTCCACTGTCTCAAGGCGTAAAAAATCCCCTTCTTTGTTAAAGTAAAAAATAACGGGGTTATAGTTTTCAGGGTTTTGGTACTTAACGTATTTGGGACCCACTTCATAGGACAACCCCAAAGCCGTGAGAAAATTTATCGTTTCGTCTTTGTGTGTCTCTATGATGAAATTCATAACTGACCCACCAACACGTCGTGAGGTACGCTCTGCGTTATCAAGCCTTTCATAATGCAGAGCGTTAATAGGATCTTTGACCCAACGGCAGGTTGGGCCGTTCTTGGTTATTTCTTGTCCGCTGTAAAACTTATGGTGTGACGTTTTAATTACCCACACTTTTTTCATTTTTTCATATCCTCACTTGCGTAGGCGATTTTTCCATCCAATGAAAAAATAACCACTTTTTCATCAAAAACAACATAGGAGGGGATTACTTCGCCATCAAAAATAACTTTGAAAAACTGACCATAAACACCTAGAAAAACAGCAGAACGGCCTTTTATTACACACTGTGTGTAAAAGGATAAAGGTTCATGTTCCTTGAAAAATGAGGTGATAAACTTTTTAAGGCGTTTCATTTGTTCTTCTCCTTTTCTAGTAGAGCCAAAAGCTTACTATACTTTTGGCTGGTTGTGCAAGAACTTTCCTAAACTTCATTCCCCCAAACTGTCCAGCCTTCCCGCTCCCTGCGAGCGAAAAGCTCAAGTCGCGGCCCATCAGTGACCGCCTCAACCATATTCTGGAAGTCTTCGGGCTTCTTACTGTGTCTCTGTTGTCGCTTCCAGTTCCACCACGTCGAATCTACACGCTTCTTCCCTTTAGGCATCTTTCCGCGCCTACCTAATAGAACAAACTCGGTTGTAGGGCAATAGATACCTCCTTGCCCGGTACCTCTTGGGGTCTTAGCCCACACAAGAGTTTGGCAGTATTTGAATCCCCAAGCCCTCAAAATCTCGAAGGCATTAGGCAGGTAGTGGGATGTTGTCCACAAATAAACCTCACAATCTTGGGCTGCCAAGCCTTTAATATTTAGGCTCCGTATCTCTTCCAGGCTCATAGTTGGGTAAGGCATCTTTCTGGAGTCAGCGAAACTGCTACCGGGGCCTCCATAACCTAACGCACCCTTCCCACAACCCCCCCAAGAGCCGTAACGCCACGGGGGATCTACTACAATACAACGAAAGCCGCCCTTAGGGGGGATAATATTAATCATTTTCACTACCCCATTTTCGCCCAACCGCTCTAATAACATCCTCTATTTCCCAATCAGAGCCATTAGGAATGCCCACTAAGTCTCTTATCCTATGCACCGCATTTTCCCACCGGTCAATTCTGACCACCTTTCCATCTGCTTGCACCTCATAATCACACGGGTTTTTCCCGACAAACTCCGGTTTAATAAAATCGTCGTTTGTTGCTTTTCTCAGTCTACTCATAACCTAACCCTCTTCTAACCCCATTGAATGCCCCCAACTAATGCCTATTTCAACGTCAACCTTGCTTGGTACTGTGAATTCATAGGCGTTACGCATCAGCTTAGCGGCCTCTTGTGCCTCTTTTTCATCGTTTACGCTAAAGGCGATTTCATCGTGAACCTGAATGATAATATCAAAACCGGCTGCATCACAATCAATCATCGCCTTTTTGCACTGATCCCCTGCCGACCCTTGAATCAAACGATTCAGTGCTTTATAGGTTAGTATGTACTCACCTAGGTCATCTTTCCCAAACCGGCAGCGTCTGCCACTGACAGTGGTAATATAGCCCATTTTTTCCGCCTTCTTCTGACAAGCTTTTGACAGTTTTTTGATAAAAGGCACTTTTTCATTAAACTGCCCAATAAGTGCTTGACCTTCCGAGCCAGCGGCTAGAAAAGGCCGCGCGCCTTTCTCAATCAAGGCCTGGCCTTTCTCACTGTCTGCCGGAACAATGATATACCCATTATGCTTAGATATAACACCCATCATAGTGGGCAGCCCAAGAGATACACACATTTTAGCGCCTCCCATGCCGTAGCTTAAGCCTAGGTAGATTTGTTTAGCGTCCTTGCGCTGCTTAGGCGTGGCTGCGCCACCTACTATCATATCGGCCATCATTTGGTGATTATCACAGTTAGGGTTGTTCTGGTAACGGCTGCGCGCTTCACACGCTGCGCGCCACGCCTCATGCCCGATTGCATTAGGTGCGACACTGGCAAAATGTACGGCGGCTCTTGGTTCCTGTTGTGAATAATCGTTAGCCGCCCATAACTGTCCCTCCTCTGGGAGATAAATCGCGCGCCACATCATTGCGAACTCATCCCGCGATGGCTGCTGCTGTAGGTTGGGATGGCAGCAACTCAGACGGCCATAGGCGGCACCTTCGGTGCCTGTGGAGCCGTCGTCACGTTGTCGCCTCAACTGATTAAACGTGCAGTGTATTCGCCCATCTGCCGTTAGGTGGTTGTGGATTGACTGCCCGAAGGTTGTTCTCAGCTTGTTCACCTTGCGCGCGCGTTCCATTGCTCTGGCCGCTGGGTGATCTATGTTTGCGAATGCCTCTTTATCCAGCTTATCTTTTCCCGTCGGTGTTTTTTCGATCCGTATATTCAGGTTTCTCAGGATAGGGGCCACGGCCTTAGGCTTCCAAACATCCCCGATAGGGATTTTTACCCCACAAGATTTGAACACTTGATCCAGAGCCTGGCGTTCCTCATTGAATGCCCAACGGTCTATGTCTCCTAATCGTTGCTGATCTATGCGAACGCCTCGCTGCCTGACTTTGGCAAGAACCGGTAACAGTCGGGATTCTAAATCATAAACATCCCATAACTTCGCGTCTGTATCCCGCTCACAATCAGCATCTTCTATGGCTCTTTCTTGCTTTCTTAGAATCTTAAGAGGCAAGGACGCATCAACCGTGGCATACGGACCAACGAGGGCAGCGGGTAACTTCCACATTTCAGATTTAGGGTTAATCCCCCATTCCTGCGCTGCTTGTTTTAGAAGATCCTCATTCTTACCCTCATACCCCCAACGCTTTGCGATATTCTGCAACGAATAGCTATTATACAGCTCATTAAGAAGCGGCTCTGCAACCTGAACATCTCGAAAAAATCGCACGTTTGGGAAGGTGATACCGTCGCTGGCTAAAATATCAATATCATACTGTAGGTTAGCGCCCACAATATCCCCTGCAAAGTTTTGGGCATTGTGCCTGAGATAGCGTAAAACAGAACCTAACTCCATGTTTCCGCCACCGCCATGTCGAATGGGTAAGTAGTAGCTTTCCCCATCCTCAATGGCGAAACTGACCCCGATTAAATAGCTGTCCTTGCGCCGACCACCGCTTGGGCCTAGTTTCTTTAGGAATGGGTCTCTTGTTTCTGTGTCAAGGCCAATGCGCTTAATACCAGCCCAAGACGGCAGGGAGTCGAGGGTGGGGGGCTTCCAGTCGCTTGAAACGCTGGTAAACAATGGGACGCTATACACTGCAATCACCGTCAGACATTGCGCGGATGAGCAGGACAATATCCCGTAAATCATTGGCATCATGCCAGTTAACCAAGCGTCCCACAATTTCAGCCTTAAGAGCGCCTAATCCTACCTTGTTGCGGAACCGCTCAATCCTGTGGGCTGGCACGTCTGCAACAGTAGGGAAAACAAAGCCTAGTTTAAAAGCTTCTTGTAGTTGCTCTGCTTGGTGCCAGGCCTTATCAAAATCTCCAAGCAAAACCCAATCAAGAATAAAGCGTTCAAGGCAAGGTCGGTTGCTCCCCGACATTAAAAGATCCGAGTTTGTGAAGGAGGCCATTATTTTTCCTCTTTTTTCGGTAGCCCGAAGAGCTTGTTAAGATCCGCTGTAGGTAACGCTAAGGAGGTGCTTGGTTTGGACTGCTCAAGAAATGCGGTATATGGTTCAACCTCTGGCCACATTTTTATAAGTTTGGCCAGAGATATGGGGCTGCTAAGGGCCGCGCGCGCTTTTGCTCTTGCACTACTTTTTCCAGAAGCTAGTTTCTTTCTCCGTTCGATTAGATCAACAACAGCCTCCCCTAGATTAGTGTTTTCACCTAATCTAACAAACGCCTTATTCTGCATGGCGTAAACATGTTCAAATAATAGTCGTGTGTTCAAAGGCCCGTGAAAATGTTCTACCCACCCACCATCCACACTAACCACGATAACCTGATTTATGGCAAAACTACCGGGATATAAAGATTCCACATAGTTCATTAAGTCACGCTGTTTTTTTGGGTAAACGTGGTGGTGTATTTTCTTCGCCATATCAAAAAACTCATGCTTAAGAGCGTCCTCTTTTTTACCAAAAGCGGCAGAAATAAGATGAAAAACAATTTTATCTTTTTCGTTCTGGCTCAGTCGTTTAATGCTCATGGTGTTTCTCCATTTATTGGGGTAATACTCTCGGTTAGTCCGTCAATCATGCAAACTTGGGGCAGTTGGTAGACCACCTGATCATAGGTGAAGCAGTCATCAATTATGCGGCTTAGTAGCCTTCTTTTTACTCTCATGGCGGCAAAAAATAAATTCTCAGTATTTTTTAATTTGTAGTATGCCGTTTCCAGATCACTATCTTTTTCTATTTTGTAAATAGGTCCCCTTTCGATAAAATCACGATAGGCGAAAAAGAACACACCTACTGTGGGTAAGACAAGACGCTCAATGATTGGCGGCTGCCCCTTTACCTCAATTGAAACAAGAAAAGATCTAGAACATGGGAAAAATCGAGTTCCCGTTATTGCCATTTCTTGCCGCTCTTCCTGTGTGTAAAGTCTTCGGTAAACACTCAAGGAGAACTGGGCGGACAATTTAATCAGATCCTTCTCCTGTTCGCCAAACTGGAATGAGACCAACGCGGATAGAATGGCCTGTCTTTTTAACGTGTTGAGTTTCATTAGTTGGTACCCCATAATTTATTCAGTTTATCGGTTCCATAATTAGATGCTTCTTTGTGGTAGCCGAACTGCTCCATAAATGGCGCAATAGGCGGCCACGCTGCAATAATAGAGTTAATGGCCACAAACTGAGAAAGAAAAGCCTCAAGTTCTTTTGTAAAAACATCCTTCTGTGCATGGTAGAGGTCTAGTTTTTCTAAGTAGTTACAATAAAGCACCCAAGCGCGCGAACCTTTGGCGGCCCAACACCGTAAATCTCCATTGCTGTGTATGGCATAGGTTATAGGGAACTTATTATTTTTTGGCAAGGTTAAGCTTATATGCTGTTCATCATGGATGGAATCAAAAGAGGCCCATAATGTAAAAATCTCTTTAAAAAAACCACTGGGAAGCTCTCTCATTTGACCTATTAGATCAATTCCAAGAGATTTAACATAAATCAATTCAGCAATATCTGCTAACTTAATATTAAGCTCATTTTTTCTGTTTTTGAAATTCTTAACCACTATTGAACGTACTAGCTCTTTTTTGTTTTCGTCTGTTAACTGGGTAATCATTAGGTCATCACTCCATTTCTAGGTAAAGAAAGAGAGGGGTTAGCCTCTCTTAGGTATAAGTATAGTCAACCCTGTCCAACTAACAAGAGATTATTTTATTTTGGGTAATTCTTTTCCTACCCACTTCATAAACTCCTCAAGATCCGCGCAGCGTAAAAAAGATATTTTACGCCACTCTTTTAGACGCTTACCTACAAAAAACCCGGACTCATCTTTAAAGCAGTAGAAAAATCCGTTTTTTCCTTTTTTCGTCAACCCCCCCACTTTGCTTATATTGTCTCTAACATCGCTCTTGGTCTGAAAATGAAAAGTATCATCACTCTCGAAACCGTTTAAGGTGCGAATGCCAGACAGTCGCCCCCCATCGTCAATGCTAATCATACTAAGCCCCTTATTCGCAATTGCGTTTCCCAGTTACTGGGTCAATCTCGCAAGAAGTGGCCCCCTCTTCTTTTGCTGTAAAAATTCCCATACGCTTCCCATTCGCGCGGAACGTCGTACACCCCTTGGAACCACCCCGCCAGGCGTCAAAATAAACTTGCTTGAACTCCTCCCATGTCGTGCCTGATGATATGTTGCACGTCTTACTCACTGAACTATCCACCAGCAATGCGGCCATGTTCAGCACGTCAACATGTTGTTGGGGTGTGACGTGTTCAGTTGTCACACCATCAACGCCGAAGTTGCTATGACCGTAATCAGTGACGGTCTCAACCACCGCACCGCCTGATAACTGCACAATACGATCAAAACTGTATGAAAAAACCGGTTCAATACCAGAGGAGACATTATCAGCACACAGGCTAATGGTTCCTGTTGGGGCTATGGAGGTTAGGTGGCTGTTTCGTATGCCGTGGCACCGGATAAGGGCCTTAACTTTGGCCGGTAGTGTTTTGAAAAATTCGCCGTTCAAGTAACGGTCATCAAACAATGGGAAAGCGCCCTTTTCTTGTGCGAGTCGTGCGCTGGCCTCATAGGCGCAATCACGCAAACACTCCAAAACATGGCGTTCAAACAATATAAAACCATCTGAGCCATAGGGGTATCCTAGCGCCTCAGCCGCATTAGCGAGGCCAGTAATTCCTAGGCCCATGCGGCGTTTGTTTTTAGCCTCTTGTTCCTGTTGGGGCAGGGGGTAGGTGGCAGCGTCCACAACATTATCCATTGCTCTGACCACGGGCATCATATCCTCCTGGAATAATGCCCAGTTGAACACGCGCCCCTGACCCGTGCCAGTAATGTATTTCACAAGGTTAAAGGAACCAAGTAGGCAGGCACCGTGGGGGGGTAGTGGTTGTTCACCACAGGGATTTGTAGCTACGATTTTTTCACAGTAATATAGGTTGTTCATACGATTAATGGCATCAATAAACAGAACGCCAGGCTCTGCCCAATCCCATGTAGACCGCATTATTTTATCCCACAAGGCGCGCGCTCTTACTGTCCGGTAATTTTTACCTTCAAAACGTAAAGAAAAATCCTTATCATCTCGAACGCACTCCATGAATTCATCAGTAACCGCAATGGATGTATTAAATCCGGTTAATTCTAACGTCGCCTGTAGTGAATAAAAAAGCTGATTCTTTTTCTCACCTTCTGGCATTTCCGCTACCATATCCCACAAACCGCTAACCTCTTTATTAGGCTGTTTGGCGTGAATATAATCCTCAATGTCGGGGTGATCCACTCGAAGAACGGCCATTTGAGCGCCACGCCGATGGCCGGAGCTTGCGACACACTTACAGACAGAATCAAAGATCTTCATAAAGGAAATTGGACCAGAGGAATAAGACTCTAGTTTAGTGATTAACGCACCGTTGGGGCGCAGCTTACTAAAATCATAACCAATACCACCCCCTTGTCGCATGGTGGCTGCTGCGTCTTTGGCTACATCCATGATGGAGTCGGCACCACTCACAAACGAATCGTTAATGTCTGCCGAAACAAAACAATTGTAGGGGGTCACGTTGCGCGTTGCGCCAATCGCGGATTGAACACGGCCCCCAGGCATGAAACGCATACCTAAGAGAATATCCCTAAATTGTTGAAAATGTTCGTCATCATCAGTCAGTCCGCCAGCCACGCGCGTCATCGCATCAGTGAAGGATTCGTTTTTGGAGCGGTATTTTTCAGCGTGTAGCTGGTCGGAAAAGGGCAGTTTTGGGCCGTTCATAATTTGTTATCCTGTTGGTAGGTTTTAATTTTAATCATTTTCATACTCCACTTCTTCGTTATTTAGCACATAATCATCAGGGACAACACCAAAAAACCTGGGTGCGTCGTAGCCACTAAGTTCCTTATTTATTGCTCTGCTGATTCGTTTCGCGGACTCCTCGGACATTACACCAAGAACGAAAGTCTCGTTCTTGGTGTAATCGTTGACAAAATTTGACTGATTAACAATTCTCATAACTAAAACCCCTGAACTACTGTAATTGAATCGCTGGCGCGCGTAATAGCCGTATAGAGCCATTTTCTACGATGTCTGCTAAACCATTCATCAAAAAGAACAACATTCCCCCACTGGGATCCTTGGGCTTTATGGACTGTTAAAGCGTAACCCCAACCGAAGGAGGCAGCCTCTTTTGCTTCCCACATATCCGGTTCTTGGCCACGGAAAAAATGGGGCAGGCATTCTACAGCCGTCTGGTTCCCGTCGTCGTCTTTTAAAACTAGGTCTATGTTTTCTCCTAACTGTATACCGTCTTCCTCAACTGTCCAAAGCTGGCCGTTTAAAAGATTCTGGTCGTGGTCGTTTCTTAAACAAACAACTTTATCTCCCCTTACTGGAACATCCCCTAAGTATCCCTTAAGTTCCCTTATCCGCTTATTACTTGCGTGTCGCGTCTTGTTCCTGCCCACCAAAAGTTGATCTGTTGATAGAATCATATTCTTTAGCCCATCGCGCCCAACCTCTCGATAATCAACCACCCTGCTGGTTCCAAACTGCCCAAGATGCAGACCCGTCCCTTTTCGAACGCTGGCCGCCATCATTATGATGGGGTTATCTTTTGCCTGTCGGTGTATCTCGGTAAGCATGTAGTCAGGTTCCCCCTTAAAAAATGACTCACCGAAAACGGGAGGTAGTTGGGCAGGATCACCTAATGCCAAAATAGGCACCCTAAAAGATAATAAATCCTCACCTATCTGCTCACTTATCATCGAATACTCATCTATCACCAAAAGAGAGGCATTTTTTAACTCACTGTCGGTATTAAGTGAGAAAAGGGGACTGTCTAGGTTTTTGTTTTCCGCATCTATTGCCTGATTTATTTTTAAAATCAGATTAGGAACGGGAGGATGTTGTTTTAGAAGAGAGGCGCGTTCTAGTTCTAAGGCTTTTAGTTTCTTCTCTGATTTAACCTTAGGTTGATAAATTAGGCTGTGAACCGTTGAAACATTACTAATACCGGATTGTTTCAAAACATGCGCGGCCTTTCCTGTGTACGCTGCAAAATAAACACGGCCCTGAACAGACTGAACCAGCTCCTTTGCAAGTGTGGTTTTTCCGGTTCCCGCATAACCGCCAAGCATAAAATAAGGCTTATTTTTTGACTGTAACCAATTTGAGACTTTCGTTAGGGCTATCTCTTGTTGAGGCGACCACATAATTAATACTCCATTTCTATTTAAAAAAAGTGGTGGGTCTATCCCCACCACAACCCTGTCGGGGGAATTATCAGAACTTGGCGCGTTCCTCACCGCCTGCCGCTGCGTGTTGGTCTCCGGTAGGTTTTTCGCCACCGCTGCTGCCCATGCCGTCGTAGTCTGTTTTAGCCTCACCTGAACTGATCAGCTCTTTGATAGCTAGCGCCTGCGCCACTAGATCACTATCAGCAGCTAAACGGCAGGCCATAGCGTTCTCACCGTCAAAACTGATCACCCAATTAGAAAAACTTCCTTTGTTGTTTTTCTCGTTGATTGTTTTCAGTCTCCAACGATGGGAAAATAAAGGGGCTGGAATGCGACGGCCATCAGGTAGCTTGATTTGGATGGTTTTGGCCTTGGTCATCCACCCCTTATATTTCTTGATCTTGCTTCCCGAGAATGAGATTACAGCCTGCCCTACGTTTTCCTCGTTGTCGATCACCAACCCATAGACGTAAAATGTCTCCGTGAGGGTGTTACCTGCTGGAGTGGCGTACTTTCCGAACTCCTTAGAGGATGATAATGATTCCCGTACAACGTCGCTTGTGGGCGCATGAACACCAACGAAACCACCACCCTGAGTGCGTGGCACCCACTCAACAAAAAGATGCTGCGTTGTTGCTGGCACGAAAGAAACGCCCACTTTACCGTCGATCACTTCCCCTGTGACAGAATTAAACACCTGGCCGATGCGGAAAACGTCGGGATTCTCCTCGACCTGGGGGCTTAATGCCTGCATGATTGCCAGATAAGGAACCACATAGTCATCAGAGGTTTGATTCTCAAACCCAGTGTCTTCCATGTCACTATAACCGGCAAAAGCGGCCATTTCAGTAGATTCTTTGGCAGCCATAGCGGTGGATTTTTTGCGTGTGGTTTTTTTAACTGTTGTGGTCATAATATACTCACTTCTTGGGTAATCACGTTAATTAGGAGGCCCGTGGTTATCGGCCTTTTCTAAGCGGCCTGTAATCCGCCTAGGTGTTCAATATACTCCCAAGAATAAAAAAGTAAACACCTTTTTATTCTTACTTGGTAAAAAGTTTTTCCGTGGCTTTTTTCCCGCTGTTGTCTCTGGCCACGCTGTTATGAATTTCTTTTTCCCAAACACACCTCCAACTGGCAGGGGCTTTGTATTCGCTCACAAAAACGGTATGCCCCTCCTCTATTTTTGAATCACACCACGCCCAAAAAGAACTGGTGTTGAATCCTGAACCATACCCAGTATGGTTGCCATAAGGGGGGTCACAATATATTAGGCTTTTGGGGGGTATCTCTAGGCAATCGTAAGATCTGTTTGTGATAACGGCACCAACCAACGACGCGCGCTGCGTTAGTAAGCTTCTTGCACTCTCTGAGGCATAGTTCCTGCCACCCCCTTGGGCGTATCCGCCCCAAAACTTGCCGCCAAAACTGCAACCAAACGCCATAAAGCCAGTTAGTGGCGATATAACACCACTGGATTTTGCTGTCTTATATTGCTCTTTTGATACGTTTCTAGGTGGTTGCCAACCATCACGCACCGCGCAGAGCAACGACACAATATAAGCGTTACTGTCCGAAGCGATGCGCGGCCCATCAACACGGGACAGAACACTCCCTGACCCCACAAATGGCTCAACATAGGTTTGGCCACGTTTGCGGTTCTCCGTAACAAGGGGCGCAATAACTCTAGCTATGCGCCCCTTGCCGCCCATATAACGCACTAGCCCACTTCCTGAATGTGGGTGGCTTTGTCGCCACTGGAACAAGAAACACACACGTTAGACTGATCTTCTTGGTCTGTTGTGTCGTACAACATGCAACTAAAGCAGGAATCCCCTTCACAATCAGGAACGCAAACCCCTTTTGTGCCATCCTTAAATGTGAACTCTGATCCTATTCCATAAGAAATGTATTTCATGCAATAACCCCCCTCTTCTTTACGATAGTGTCAAATGGAATGACCTCAAAAACAGCAGCAGGGAAGGTGTGCCAATCATTCCAATAATCCCCTAATTCGTAGTCCTCAAACTGTGCCAAAACGTAACCATCACGCACGGCGTTTGATTTTACTAAAGCGGTTTCCCCTCTCAATTTTTCAATAGGGCCACTTTCTGAGTACATCATTTGCTGGCTGTCCACCCTATACCCCTTTAATCTTGGCTTTGGTTTGGCGGTGAACGCCCAAAAGCTCCATCGGTAAATCTTCACCCTCTGCAAGCTGTTCGCGTACAAACGCGCCCAAGGTCTGTGGATGCACCTTAAACGTCTCCTCTGGCTGCAAACCCTGGTCTATTAAAAATCCATATAACGCGCTGGCTTCTTCATCCTCACCGCGCCCGAAGTCAAGAGCTATAGAGTGTTTTATTAGTCCCTCATGCCCTTTTGACCGAAGCCACTCCATAGCCTGTAGCGTCTTGTTTTTGGGGATAGATGCGCGGATTGTTTCTTTAACGGAAACAGAAAGCCCTTCCTTAGTGGTGAATGCCTCAATTCCACAAAGCTGCATTAAGGAAGGTAATTCTTCCTCTGACACAGCTCGAAGCTCTTGTTTAGCCACTTTTAAACCGTCTTCCATTGTTAGAACGGCACGTTCTAAGTTAGCCTGTTTTTCGATGAGGTCATATAGGGAGGATAAATCCCCCTCATTTATTGCTATGTCGCCATAGTTGTTAATAGCCATCTGTACTGCTCCTTTTCTACTCGTTACCGACGTTATAAAAAATGTTTTCTAACGAAACTGAAATGTACCGTTTTTCTGTGCCTGACCACTGGAGCACATTAATATCTCCATCGGTATTATCTGCCGCCTTAGCAACTGCCAATCCGATCAAAACAGGATTACCAATTAACAAAAGAAAATCCTTCTTTTTGAACTTTCTTAAATTGTAATGCAACTGCTCAATAATGGGGGCTGGGTTAAAGGGTGAGGCTGTTGGGCTTAACAGGTAGTGAATATGCCCGAACTCTGCCGCCGGCCCTAAGTCGAACTTAGATACTAATTTCCCTGTTTTACGGTCTCTTCTGTGCTGCTCTTGAACAACATACACACGCGGTTTTCTGATACTCATAAACTTCCCCTTAGATCCAGTCTTTGAATTTATCGCCTAAAATTTCGGCGCTTATTTGGTGTTTTTCCCGCAATGATTCTATTATTTTTTCATCTACCGTCGCCGTTGCCACAATATCGACGTACTCCACTTGGGCATCTTGCCCAATGCGGTGGTTTCTATCTTCTGACTGTAACCGCTCAATCAATTTAAAACTATTTGAGTAGTAGATTGATAACGTGGCTTCTGTGAGGGTTAGGCCGGTAGCGCCTGCTGCTGGGTTTGCGACAAATATCCGCGCCTGTTCACTCTCTGGAATTGAACGCTTGCCCACCACCACTGCGCCATCATATACCGGTTCAATGCCACGAAAAAGGGCTTTAGCTCTTGCTCTATCCCCCTCAGACACTTGGCCATCGTAGCGAACCGCACTAATACCCATATTGGCAACAGCGGCCATTATTTGGTTAATATCCTCCTTAAATCTTGCCCATATAATGATCTTACCTGTGTGTTTTTTGATCTCATAGAGAAGGCACCCCATGCGCGGATTACTCCCACCGATCCTATACAATGGGTCTGACTCGTTATCAGTCGGCAAATAACCGCACGTTATTTGCTGCAAACGTAACAGCCTAGTAATAGCCATATCTGCAAAAATGGCCTCACCTGTTTGGTCTACCCCTGCTTTAAACTCCCCTGAATTGCATTCTGTACAATTGTAGAAAAACCCGGCTTCTTCTAACTCACCGGAACCACCACAAGTGCTACAGATTGCTAACGCTTCCTGTGTAGTCACTTGGGTCTCCTCGTTGATCCAAGTCACAAAATCCTCTTTTATGTCTCGGTACCGCTGTTCCTGTTCGTCTGACAAGTCAAAATAAACGGTTCTGTATTTTTTGGGAATAAGATCAAGAACAGCCATTTTTTCAACCCTTGAACAGATAGGCTTAATCATCTCGGTGAGTTCCGGGAGTCTACGGTATCCGCGCAGCACGTCCACGGTATTTCCATCACGTCTATGGGTGTTTGGGTTCCAGGCTTTGGGGTTCCATATCTGCCCAAAAATACCAAAATGTTTCTTAAACTCAACAAAAGTGGGGAGTTTGTGTTTTACCCAAAACTGGCTATCTAGAAAAAGCATTTGTGAATATAGATCAAATGGCCCAACTGATATAGGTGTGCCGCTTAGAATCCTGCGTGTGGTGGCATAGTCGCTGGCCATGATGATTGATTTTGAGCGTTTGGAATCAGGGTTTTTTATAGAATGCGATTCGTCGAGAACTAAGAAAACTTTTCTACGGTTGAACAACTGCAACAGTGCAGCTTTGCCATTTTTAGTGTTCCATGCCTCATAACCAATGGCGAACCATGAAAGCCCGTCGTTGTTTAGCAGCAGCTCCACTGCTCTTTTGTGTTTTTGGGTTTTTGACCGTGCGCCCACATAAGCTAATGCGTAGGAGTTTTTTCTTACATTGTCGGGTATGTGTTCAAATATTTCCTGTTCAATCCAGTTACGATGCACTCCATTAGGGGCAACAACCACGACGCAATCAATAACTCCGTGCATAAACTGCCAGCAGGCCGTGTCTATTATAAGTTTTGATTTTCCCGTGCCTTGTTCCCATAAGATGGCGTGTGTTGAAAGATCCCGCGAATTTAAAAACTCCTCTTCTTGATGGGGGAACGGTTTTAGTTTGTGTGTGTATTCCATAATTCTCTCCTTTTCTAAGCCCTAATATACTCCATGATACAAAACTGTCAAGGGTTTTTTTCTGAAATTTCATCTTAAGATAAAAAAAAGCAAAAGTATAATTCTAAAGCAGTGTATTTTATTTTAATATCAATAGTTTATAGTATTATATCTTTAGTTAATCAAGTATCTTAGGTTAAAATTAGATAAGATAAATAGAAGTAAAAAGGGCTTATTAAACAAAAACCTTACAGAATTTAAAAAAGGCTGAGTCAACCTAAGATACCTTAAGAAAACCAATTGTTTTATTATTTAAATCATAAGGTTAGGTTGTCTTAGGTTGTATACTTATACACTCTTTCAACCTAAGCACAACCTAAGATAGAATTAAGATTTAACGGACTATTACCCATTTAATTACTTAATCCAGTGATTTAATAGAGTAATCACCAAAACATGGCGCGGTTTTTAATTAATGCAGAAAAAAGGAAGTGAGATCTGTTTGGGCGTAACGTGAGAATAAAAAGAAGTTTACTTTTGTTTTTAAATGACTACTATTGAGATGTGCCAACAAACAACGAAAAGGAACACCCTAATGATTAGCATGAAAAAACAACTAGCAAGTAAAAAAGACATTGGCAGAAAATACGCTTTTGTTTGCGATAAAGTAGGAACAGAACAGTTTAAAAATTTCTGTAAAACCAATGAGGTAGAAATAAGAGAGGCTTTCACCTCTCTTAAGAATAGAAGTATTAACCCTAGTGGGGAGTTTGACAAAGCTGGCCGTTTTTATGCAGCCCCAAAATTACAACCATTTTTCACATGTCGCCCACCGTCCACGCGCTACCCATACTCTGAACTGCAAGCATGTAGAACTCTAAAGTTGGTTCGTAAAATAGCTTATATTAATCAACTTAAAACGTCATGTGATATTCTGGCGGTGATCTGCTAATGTTTCACCTAGACTTATTTTCCGGTATTGGCGGCTTTGCCCTTGCCGCCCACCGCGCAGGGGTGCAGACCTTGGGATTTTGTGAGATAGACGAAAGCTGTCATAAGGTCCTATCTAGGCACTGGCCAAACGTGCCAATTCACCACAATATAAAGGAACTGAACGGCTATGATTATGCAGGAATCGACATCATCACAGGAGGCTACCCATGCCAGCCTTTCAGTGTTGCGGGAATTCAAAAAGCGGAAAAAGACCACCGCCACCTCTGGCCGTACATGCGCGGCATTATTGCACAATCAAAACCCACTTGGGTCATTTGTGAAAATGTTTATGGTCACGTCCGATTGGGATTGGATGACGTGCTACATGACTTGGAAGGCATCGGCTACGCCTGCCAATCGTTTGTTATTCCAGCTCTTGCCGTTGGTGCAAACCATAACAGAAGAAGAATTTTTATTGTGGCCTACGCCCCAAGCAATGGATTGTATGGCAGCAAGATCCCCAGGGGGTATACTAAAGCAGTTCAATGGCCCAAGGAAGGGCAGGAGGAAGTTGGGAACCCTGAAAGATGCGGCTGTCTACGGTCTCTTGTGGACAGGGGAGGCGAAAAGACTGGGTGGAGGGGAACTGAACCCCCTCCACTTAGAGTGGATGCAAGGCTACCCAATAGGATGGACAGAAACAAGATGATAGGGAACTCCATTCATCCTGACATAGCTTATCAGCTATTCCGCACTATATTGGCGTAATCCCCGTATACCCCGCTATTCCTGATAGAATAGCGCCTAGGATGAACATGATTATTTTTTTGCCTAAAGCTCCCTTGCTTTTTCCTGACGTTCGCAATGATTGAAAACGATTCTGCATTTTCAACGGTTCGCTTGCATCAACCCCCAATGTAACCAATGTTTCTTTTACTGCAACAACCAGTTCTATGTCCTCTTTTGATAAACTGACCTCTTTTACGGCTGCTTTTGCTATCTCTTTAACCTCTTCTAATGATAATGACATTGCCGCGATCTCCTGAGTGTTTAATGTATGGGTCTTTTTCGTGCATTATACATTAAACTATTATTATAGTACAGCCTCGAGACGTTTATTTTCGCCGTTTGTCCATATTAGGTTTGTCTCAAACCATGCAGGGTTCCACGTTGTGCCGTCGTCACTGTACTCTATCTCCACGGCTCTGGGGGCGTTTGCTGTGGTTGTGGGGTGAATCTCAACCTCCAGAGCTGTTATTGTTCGGGCTGTGGAGAAATCCAACGCAACCCAAGCGGTACCGTTAACAACATTATTAGGCACCGTAGACCACCAGGTAGTATTTAATCCATCATCTATGTTAGCTAAGTTACTGCCAGAACCCTGTGTTTTTGTGTAACCTGTTTGTTTTGTCGCGCCATTAAAAAAACCGATCTCGACAATAGCTGTTGTTACATCCCCGACGGGGTTTGAGGATATTTTAAACCTCCAATGCCGATGGGTCATATTAGCCACGTTCGGTGCAACCAGTACAAGCGACCAGTCAACACCATTGGTGGTTGTCCATAACTCATCCTCCATATTCCCGTTCTTTGTCTTGCGTAACGCCACCACCGCGCTCCCCACTGCGCGCATTCTGTGAGGTGGTTGAGATAGTACAGTATGCGCCCACAATACGCCTAGCCCTGTTGAGACATAAACGCCGCTTGAAGTAGCGCCCACAAAAATGTCGTTAGGCAACGCCACCAGTTCCGTAATCATAAGTGAGTCTAATGTTTGGCTAACTTGCGTGAATTGGTAGCCGTCTGTTGCTCTGCTAATGCTCTGAAAATTACCGGTATTTGTGTTCGCGTCAACGTCTGCGCGCGCGGTGACGATCATCACAGTAGCGCCAACCGCGAACGTATTAGGCTCAAACAGTGTGGGCATTCCTGCTGCCGTGGCTAAACCGGTACCTGGGCAGTTTTCCCAAGAGAGCAGATCTGTTGATCTTAGCACCTGCTGATCTGTTTCGGAACCACCAACCCGCGCCCCCTCAAACGTGCGAGGGTTAAACAGGTACCAATAAGAGCCGCTTTTAGCTAGTTTGGGCATAGATTGAGCTGTTAGGGTGAAAGAGCTATACGGCGCTATGGTCATAAAACCTAACTGTGTCCAGGCCACGCCGTCGGTGCTTTGCTGCACAAGATTATCATGTCGAATGGATACAAAGCGGGTATTAGCTGCATCCCATACAATGCAAACAGGCTGCCCGGCATCAATCGCCCAAGGTAGTGGCTGTGTGTCTGTCCAAATATCCAGCGGGTAGGAATCCGCCAACGTGGTTGTTTTCACTGAATACCAATCCTGTTGGGTAGGTGGAACAGCATCAAACACAAGGTACTTAGGCAGTGCAACAGTGAAGGAGCCGCCAACCGCTACGCCGTTTTCATGCTCCAGCTCTTGGTGTGTTCCGCCCTGGCTTCCTAAATAGTTGAATGTTACACCGTCCGTGGTGCTGTAGAATCTTGTTACTATAGCGGCAAGGTTTGCCGTGGTGGTTGGCGCGGTCTCTTGCATGTATCCATAGAGTGTTACCCCGTCGGAATACAAAGGAATTAAAGTTGTTCCTGTTGTGGTACCCACACCTCCTGCGCTTATTATGGTATCCGCCGAAGGGGTGAAACCGGCGGTGATTGGCAATCCCCCACCGTCCACTCTTGTCACTGTGTGAATGTTTCTTTGGTGGCATTCAATCCCGCCACGGCTCGACCATAACGAGAGTTTTACTGATTGGGTATCATTTAACACGTCCGCTGCGCTAAAGGTGTAAGACGGCAACAGCAAACCACTCACACTCTCAAGAACCGCACTGTTTGAGGCGTTGACCGCTTCGGCGTGGTAAAAAACGCCGCTCTCTGGAGAAATGCTTGCCGCCGATTCGTCCAGCATGGGGCGGCCTGTCTCATTAAATCGGTTCCTTTCCGCACCAGTAATGGTTATGGGATCATCTCCCAACACAGTAGCTGGGTATGCCGCGCCGTTAATACGAAACTTTTTAGGGGGATAGGGCTTTCCTTGTCTGCTTACAATCGGCACCGTGCCTGCTGTATCAGATGCGAGTGGTAGGCGTGTCGTCCCATTACTAGGAAGGGCTTTCATATCCAGAGAGTCACCTAATAAGTATGGTGTTGTTCCGAATGTTTTTCCCAGCTCCGAAAAGATAACTTGTTCATTTATGGAGTGGGAAGTAGGTACCGTATCCAAACAACCACGCCCAACGGTCAAGGTGTTTGCTACTAGGTCTGCACTGTCTACCCTGATAATCTCAGAGCCAATATAGGCGTAACTGTCTAGCGTTACCGTGTCGCCCCCTGCCCATGCGGGGCTGGCATCTCTTAACGTCAGTTTCGTATTTGAGGAGTAGCCGCTTATGTTTATCGTGGTATCCAGTTCACCAATGTTTGTTGACAGTAACGCCCAAACACACGCCCCACCGGTTCCGTCTAGGGCGTATACACCGCCTACTGGTTTCGTCCATAACTCAAGATCTGAAATATAGGCTGGCAGCTCTGCTGCTGTCATAGCTGCGTAAGAATTATTTTCGGTTATCTCTGCTCCATCCTCCCCGTAAATATGCACAAGATCCCAGTAAGTGGCCTCTTCTGCCACTTTTGTAGAAAACGCACCGGCAGGGGCGATGGGGTCTGTCCATAAATTCGCCTGCTCATTAACGTAGGTTGTGGCATCCAGCCCAAAAACATCCTCTACCGCATCAATAACAATACTGCTCTTTCTCTGATCCCCTAGGTCTATTTTTATTACTCTAAACGGGGTCTCACTGAACCCGTGATCTGGCCACGTCAATTTAAAAACCTCACCCCGCCCAACTTGCCATCCCTGCCGGTTCACCGTAATTTTTACATTAGCAAAAGGGGTGGACCGTTGCCGTAGGTCTCGCATTCCAACCCGTGCGGCATTGTCCGCGTTGTCGATACCGGGATAATTAACTGATTGAGAAATAACGCCCCCTTGGGCCTGTATCGCGGCAAGGTCCTGTAGCACAATGCTATCTTGTTTTACGTCGCCACGGGGTTGGTATTTAACGACAATTTCATTAACGATTTCTGCATAACTTGGGCGTGAAAAACTATTAAATTTTAATATATTGGAGGGGTCAAAAAGCGGCAGTGTTCCCACATCGTAATCATCGCGCAGCAGCTTAAGAGTGAACCTTCCATCTGCTTGGGCAGTGTATAGAATACCATTACAATGCCCCAACACCTCATAAATAAACTTTTCCACTGTTTCGGGGTTTGTCAACATTAACGACACCCCCAAACCTTCTGTAAAAAGGGTGTCCGCTGCCGCTGTGAAGCTGTTTAAATCAAGCTGTGAAGCTGGCGCACCCATGCCCCATTCTTCGCTCGTTAGGCACTCATAAATAATATGAGCCGGGTTTGCTGATCCGTTAATGTCTGATTTTGCTGCATACCAATCTTTTGCGGGTATCCGCTTAACTCTGACCGCCCAGGGTTTGATATAAGGCGACATCGCGGCTAAGTAGGCTTTACGCACCACCAACCCCAAAACACCGCGAAAAGCAGGTATTACAGGCCCTAGTTGAGTCATTAAATAATCATTTTTAGGTTGAGACATCAGCCCAAGTTCTACATCAACATAGCCCCTAATCCCGCCTTCCTTTTTCTCCCCACCAAAAAGGTTGGGCTTATCAATAAAAATTTGTTGAGTTGTTGAGACATTACCCGACCACGCTTCTTTTTCTGCCACTATTATGGTCTGAACTTCATCAACAGGCCCATGGCATATAATGGCATGAAATCCCATATAGTATTTATACCCAATTGTTACGCTGCTAGAACCGCCCATTTTTTGCGTTCCTTATTAATTGTTTAATATAGTGGTCATTTTTTAATAAATCGAACCGATGGATAGGGCAGCCGTTTCTGAGGAATTCGCCCCAATCAATACCTAACCTATCTGCATAACGACGCATTCCAGCAGAGCAAACGCCCTTGATGGCTCTGGCGTGTTCAATCCTGACAATAATCATTATTTGCCGCTGTCTGTGGTTACGGGGCTGTTACCCAGATCACCGTACCACACGACGTTAGGGGATTTAACTAATACAGTACCAAACACCACCGGAATGGGGCGGCCCGGCTCTGCTGTTGGTGCGCCAACGTCCGAAAGTGAAGCTGGGGCTGGTCTGTCAGGCTGTGGTGTAGATGCGGCAAGAGCGGCAACTAAAAGCCCGATCATAAAAGCAATAAACATCTTAAACACTCCTTAAAATACTGGATCTCCACCCATCGGGTTCTTCTTCGGGTAGAAGGGCTGACCTCCATAGTTTACTTCATTTAGGAATTTAGTGTTACATGTTGTTAGTGTGTGGTCACACCCTGCGTAAGCCGCCACGATTTGACCAGAGACGAGACCCGCAATAGGTAAATTGAGTGTTAGCGTGTCGCCTGTATGTCCTGTGATAAAGCGTCTCTCTAAAAACTGTCCATTGTTCCATGTAATAAAGCCTCCTGAAAAATAGTCATTTGCTAAAGTGGCGAAAATTGCCGCTGTTACGGTTCGCCCAACAACAGCAGTTAGCGTGGCGTTAGTCCTAAAACTAGCCTCCAACACCGCGCAGAATTTGCCATACAGTACATGGGGGCAGCTGGTCTGATATTTTCGGCGTAATGCCTGCCGTTTCATAGATGTGTATGTAGGCTCACATTTTACGGCGGCCTCTTTTTCGGAAAACTCCACACTAACAACGCGGCCTGTCCAAGGTGTGATTATTTCACCGTCACCCTCATGGTATCTTTGGAGCGTAACGGTTGTTTGTTCGCTTGGAGGGCTGCCTCTGTACGCAAGTAGAAAACCTAGGTTTTTCTCGCACTTTATAGATAGATTGTTTTTACTCATTTCTTGCGAATTAACCAGTTTACCTGATTTAATTTGAACCGCTAAGTAGTTAAACCCTGTGATCAGCTTGTCTTCATCTGCCGAAGTATAGCGCCATGACCCAGCGCCTCTTGTGAAGGTCAAAAGCTCGACAGGGTAGGCATCGAAAACACTTATTTCTTTTGCTGCGTAGGTCATTTTATCCGTCCACCGTTATGGTTTTAATTTTGCTTTTCACAACCTGACCCGTTCCCCATTGTAGTGTGGTTTTGTCGTTGTCCATTCTCCTCAACTCTAAAAATGATAGGGTGTTTACCGTGTCGGCTTGAACGCTTAACGGGCTGTCCACTGTTAATGTCATTGTCGTAGTGTCAATATTTGAGGCGCTTGTTATTTCTCTTAGTAGCCATGTTCCATCCAACAACAAAACACCTAAATGACTCCGGCCAATCTCCGCCATATTAACATAGTCATTTATTGTCACTATTAAGGTACTCGATAACAAGCCTGTTTGCACTAAACTGAAATTACTCTCAAAAGTAGGCAACCAGAAAGGTCTAAGTTTTCCCGCTCTTCTATGTAAAAATTCACGATATGCCCACACCTCTTGAAGCCCTTCCAGTAAATAATAGAGCGGTAAACCATGCTTACTATGCGCCCAAGGTGTTTGGGTCTGCGCGCCTTTTCCTGTTCCATAATCCACCACGTCCACACGGGTTCCTATTTCTTCTGTGAGGTTGCTAGACCCTTTATAGATAGGGTCTAGGTAAATATCAGCTCCCTTATATTGTTGTGCTGTTGGGGTTGTTGATAGTTCCACGCTGTTATAAAAATCAAATTTTATTTTAAAGTTTGATTTTTGTCCGTCCGTTGATTTTCTTACCGCCCCCTTAATCCGCGCCACTTTTACCGGCATGACATAAGCAGCTGAAAAAGAAATCCCGATGGGTACCGATAGGGTTACTTGCCCAATACCGACAATAGTTATTTTGGCCAGTGTGTTCGATTGGGCAGAATCCCATACCATTATTAATTCACCGGCAATTAATCCAACAATTGAGGTATTAATATTAATCACGGTATCCGTTGAATTAATAACGCCAACTTGTTGCGCTTCTGACCAAACCGGAACCGCCCACCGTTTCCCTATCCAACCATATAACAGGTTTTCCATGCTCTGCGCGTGGTTTAGCTGCATTGGGTAAATGGCGGTTAGTTGTTCCTTTGGTGTTTTCCTGATCCGTCGGCGCTGCTCGGTTCCGTCGTTGGCGGTTGATACCTCTGTAGTCCATTCGAGTGTTTCGGATGCGGGTACACTGTAAGGATAAGGGAATGATATTACCCGTATACCCAAGACGGTCAGGGCCGCATTGTCTGCACTGTCCGCCCAAGCTAAGGAGTATTGTGTGTTTATTTCAGGGTCGCCCTCTGCTGCAATTGTCAGAGTAAGTGTTTTACTCTCAAGCGGTAAAAATGCAGAAGGTGTAGTGATACCAGACAGTATAACGCCACTACTTGCACCACTTAAAGTGTTTAGGGTTTTTGTTCCTGTATAGGCGTTCCACACCTCCACTGTCTTAATCTGCTCGCTGACAATGTTTCCAACATCTAGGGTGCTTGGGGTAATGTGAATCCGGTTATAGTAATCAGCCCCAAACATAGGAGCGACAAACCCCGTCTGAGCCTCCCCAAGCATTGAAATAGGTAGGTTATCCACGGCTGACCCGTGCAGCGCGCCTGCCGATTTTTTGGCAGCTAGCGGGGGCGACTGATCCGACCACGCGCCAGCAGACAGATTGCTACTAATAGCCGCACCGCTTGCCGGTTCTGTGCCGAACCCAACCATTCCCACACCGGTTACAATTGCCATAATATCAGACCTTAAGTAGTGCTATTCCTCGTCCATAGGTTATGCCATCTTTTTGGTACCACGGAAAAATTTTCCATGTGTCCGCCCCTAAGGTTATCTCTGCCCCTGCTGCATAGCCGGTCATGTCAACGTAGCGCATACCGTTTATGGTTCCCAGTGGTGAAAGCCCTACGCCAGCGCGGTTGATAGAGACAAGGTTAGGTGTTAGGATCCCAACCCCGCTTAGGGGTGAGGGGGAAAAATCTCTTATTACCTTGTCGTGAATGCCACCGCCTTGACAGGCTTCGGCCACTTCTGTTCCTGCAACAGTTCGGGCTGATCCTGCCCAACCATCGAACGCATCAAAGCCGACACGCACGAAAGAACCAGACAGGGATTTAGTTATTGTGTAATCGGCACAACGAAACGGAACAAGCTCAAGAGCATAGGCAGTATTATCGGAATGAGACCCCAGCCAGGTGTTGTTTCCGGTCGCCGTGCTTGGATGGCTGCCGCCTGTAGCGTAGAAAAACCGCCCACCTCCCGAAGCGCCTGTATTGAAAAGATCTAAAGACCCAAACCCGAAACGCTGAAAAATGCCGTTAGCCACTTCAAGCTCCACAAAAACAGTGTTAGTATTTGGTGTGAAAAAATGATAAGAGGGAAATGGTCCAAAGAAGACCGGAAGGGGCATATTAGCGTGTGCCTGATCCCCGCCAGTAGTGTTTGTCCGTAGTGGGTAGCCTGTTTGTTTATCCCAAGCACTACCCGCACTAAACGCATCCGAACCATTTAATGCTATGCCGTACCGTGTGTTATTTGTTCCGTTAATAACCACTGCCTCGTTTTCATAGGCTCTCATATTAAAAAATGCGGGGCCTTTTGACACGCACAGTTCACGCCCTGACCCTGCCACTACGTCCCGGTTTATCGTCCACCCTTGGGCTGATAGATAGGTTGATAGTTTGGTTAAAAGGTTTGACACACTGCTTGCTGTTCCTGTTTCGTAAGCCATTTTTTAATCCATCCTCAATGCCCAAAATTCATGGGACGTGGTGCGGTAACTGTTCTGGAATATCGTATAGTTAACCGCTGCAACGGTCATTGTGTTCTCTGGTGCGTTATTGAACCCTGAGACAGAAAAACATCCATCCAGCTCCCCGAATATTTCAACAGACGGCTGTGATTGCCCAAGAATGCACGGCTGTAGGATATACCCGCCCCCAATCGCCTCCTGATAAGGAAGCCTACTCGTTGTTGTCTGTCCCGCCATACAGTGAGGCCAAACAAAACGATAGCCGTCAAACGTAATTGGCGCATAGGGGGGGTTTAGGTTTTGCGATGGGCCGCTAACGGTTTCGGAACCTGTGCCACGGTTTCCGTGATAGCCCCAAAAACCGTTTGATTGTCTCAAATAAAGCGCTGCATCGTAGAACTCAGCTCCCGGCCTAATCTCAACCCCCGGGCCGATAAAAACGCCATGTTTAGAGCTTACGAAAGAGTAATGAAAGTCCGTGTCTCTATTACTTGTATCACTGACCGCCAAAGAACCGCCCACGGCTAGTGGGTAGGGGTATTGGGACGGCGTTGCATACGGTAATATAAAACCCAAGTAACCACCTTCGTAGGAAGTGGAAACCTTAGCAGAAAATCGCATGGAGCGGCCATCAGCAGCTACCCAAAAAGGTGTTGAGTTGTCCCAAAGGGGGACAACCGGCCAGGAAAGGGGGTTTGTTGTTCCGTAGGCAGGCAGAGCGCCTGGCTGCAAAAAAACACTTTTTTCTGCCGCATCGTAGCCTGTGAAACCGCCCATCAGGAAATCATACCAGCCTGCGCTGGTTCGGGAATGCGTCCGTATTCCGGTATATATTTGATCCGTGGCAGAATTGCCGGGGGCTTTGAAAATCACATCAGAACCAAAATGGTTGGCGATTGTGCCATCTGATTCCTCTAGTAGCATTTCAGCCCAAGCCACGATAGAACTGGCTGCTGTGGTGTCTACCACAAAACGCCAGTGGATGTGCGCCCCTGCGCTAGTAAAAGAAAAGGTACGGCGCTCTCCCTGCGCCCAGGCAGGCTCTCCTGTGACGGTTGTGGCTGTTGTCCATGTCGTGCCATCATCTGAGTGCTGGAGCGTGAAGCCTGTGGGCGTGTATTGGCTGCCTGTGTTTGATGCAGCCCGAAGAGTTACCGCCACGACATCGCGCGTGGTTTTTAACTGCATTGTTATATTACTTACTCCAGCGGTAAAAACACCCGCATGTATGTAGGCTCCCGCGCCCCCTGTACTGGTCGTGTTTAGTAGTCGCCCATCATGCCTAAAACTCTCAATTAAATGCATGTCCTGCGCGCCTAACTGCTCTGCAAAAGATGAGGAAGCCGAAAGAATATTGTCTCTGTGGCTTCTCAGTACAATCCATTGCTGGCTGTCCGTAACAAGTTGGGCATCAGTGGTTAGGAATGTAATTATTCTAGATAACAGGTCTTCCGCTCCTGTGGCTGTTGCACTTGTACTGCTGGCCATCGCTATTCCCCCTCAACCGCTACGCGAACTGCATCAGCGTTTCTAGTGATTGTATTAATAATAGATTCCTCTCCTTCTTGGGAAGTTAAGTAATCTTCCAAAAGTGAGGGGTCTAACAAGTTTACTATTGTAACACCGTTCCCACTACTCTGCTTACCATTACCCGCTTGGCGTTCTTTCTCGTTGTTTTGGGTGGGGGTGCTAATAGAGACTGTTTCTCCCGGTGTTGCTCGGAACGCCACGTTTTGGGAATCTGTCGCACCTTGACCCCCCACAGTGAAATCACCTCCGAAGGCAAAGCCTGGAGTAGTTGCGGCTATCTCTGCTACATTTGCGGCTGCTGCTGCGCCCACCAAAGCTGCTAGTGCAAAATTAAACGGGGGAGGTGCGGCAAGCAGTGCTTTTTGTGTTGCGGCCACGCCATCAACTACGGCCTGTGCTAGTGCAGCCGCTTTGCCAATAGCGGCAAGCTCTTTGTTTTTTGACCGGGACAGTGTGGCTATTTGGCCAAAGTAATCAGAGGCGGATTTTAGACGGTTCTGAAAACTTTGTTTTTCTATATTGTCTTTTGCCTGTGCCGCCACCTGCTCACTTATCAACCCTTGATCTCTTAGTTCTGCAATACGATCAAATTTAGCCTGTTCCGCTTCAATAGCCGCTTGCGTGGCTAGGTCAGTGCCGCCTAACAGGTCACTGTTTTGAGACAATACAAGGCTATCGGCCTGTTGTGGTGTAATGTCCCCGTTATTTTTAAGATCCATTATTGCCTGATCTAGCCCTAATTGATCCCTTTTTGCTCCGTTTAACTGCTCCAATAAAGAAGCCTCTAAGTCGCCCTTTTTTTGGGCATCGTTCCGAAGGGCGATTTTTTCTTTAAGTTGATCTATTTCTTGGGAGGTGAGTATGATCCCCTCATTTTTAAGATCTTGAACTACGGCCATAGTCTGAACCTGTAGTTCCCTTTGAGTGCTGGACAGTTCCAATAGTTTGGACTCTTCATCTAAGCCACGATTAACAGCAGCTAATGGGTCTATTTGGTCTCTGAGTTTATTATTCACTAACTCAGTAAGTTGGGCTTTTTTCTCAGTAGTGAGTATCCCGGCTTTCTCTGCGTTGTTGAGAATTAGCGTGGCCTCCGCAAGATCTTTTTTAGCCTTAAAGCTGGCATCTAGGCTGCCGCGCAACTTGTCTAATGCTGTTTGTTGTTTACTTGTGCCGCCCTTAGGTCCGCCAGAAACGTCCTTACTGTCGTCTTTTTTGTTCGCTAACGATTCGGCTTTAATTCGCGCCTTAGCGATCCCTTGCGCCTCCGCTAAAATGTCTTTCACCGCATTTTGGGCTGTTGTTTGACTATCAAAACCGGCATTAAATGAACGCGCAACATCAGCGCCTAGCTCTTTGGCTGCTGAGTTACTTTCTTGTGGGATTTTAAAGTCTACGTTTTCAAGAGGAGATAAACCACCAAACTCTCTTACCTTATTAAGTAAGTCGATTGAATTATTAACAAAATCCTCAATTCCTTGGAGCGACGTGTTTAAGGCTTCCTCAAAAATAGCGGGTATTGCGTCGGGCAGCTCTCTAAACACGGTAACGATGGCAGACACAACGCCCACAAACGTCCCCACTATGCTGTCCGCACGTTTAGCAATACCTAAAATCATGTTAGCAAGCGATAAATCAACCTCTAAAGCCCACTCTGGAATTATTTTCCTGATAGGAATAAAAGCCTTTTCTACCGCCGCTGATAGTTCATTGAAAACTTTTTTAGTGGATCTTCCCAACGCGGTGAAAAGATCTGATAGGCTTGTTACTTTATCAATCCCTAATGATATTTTATCGCTGAACAGCACAAGAGCCGTCACCGCTGCGACTACCGCAACAACTGCCAATCCTATGGGATTGGCAGCTAGTGCCGCACTTAAACCAGTGGCCGCACCTCTGGCTCCCGCTAAAGCCTGTCCAAACAATGAGGTGCTTCCAGCCGCTTTTGCAGCAGCGGCACTGCTTGCAGTTTGGGCGGCTGCTACCGAAGCAAGCCCACGCGCCCTGGCTGCGTCTGCTGCCGCCCCAGCTGCTCTGGCTGTTGTCAGTGCGGCTTCTTGGCGTGTGGCCTGCGCCATCACAGACGCTTCGGCCAGTCGAACTTCTGCTAATTTTGCAATGGTGCGGGTTCTTGCTTGTGCCGTTATTTGTCCTTGCAGTGAGGCTGCTAGGGATTGTCGTTCTGCTGCTAGCTGCATAGCAGTGGCTTGTGTTCCGGCAAGCTGCGCGGCTGTCTGTGCCGTAGTCGCTGCCGCTGCCCTTGCCGCTGTTGCGGTTGATCCCGAAGCCGCAACCGATGAAGCTAGCAGCGCGGCTGCTCTTTGGCGCTCTGCTTCGGCTGATCCTAACGTGACTACTGTTCCGGCAGCTACCGCTTTTCTGTAAGTAACCCAGTTCCCTATTGCTGATATAATAGCACCAACTTTTTGGGATGCGATAAAAGCAAGGTAAGCAGATGTTACGACAATCAGGGCTTTTCCCACATCTATTAAGGCGGCCCCTAATGCTGGCAGGTTTATAGCTAGCAATAATAACGCCACTGATATTTTTCCGGACACGTCTAGCACCTTATCCATCTCCGCAACCGTTACAATAAACTGATTCCTAAGAACGGCCATGGACTGCCCAATAGTAGGGACTGATTTTGCAAATTTTTCAGCTAATTCTACCCGCGCATTTTTGAACGCTTCAATAATAACCTTAGCTGTTATTTTCCCCTGCTCGGCTACGTTCTTTAACTCCCCTCTTGTGATTCCCATCTCCTTGGCGATCACGTCGGCCACGGTTGGCAGTTGTTCCAACACTGAGTTAAGTTCCTCACCACGCAGCGCGCCTGCTGCCATGCCCTGAGCTAGCTGAACCATCGCATTCTCTGCTTCTATTGAGGTGGCTCCTGAAACGGCGATAGCTTGGTTTAATGACGTTGTAAAACCAATTAATTCCTCCTGTTTTAAACCTAACTGTTCTGCACCGACTGCAAGCCTGGAGTAGGTCGTTACGGTACCTTCAAAACTCTGGCGTGTGTTGTTTGATATATCCAAAAGCTGTTTATAGACCCCTTCCAGTTTTGAGCCTGCTGTTCCTGTAGCGATTAACTTATTCCTTAGCTCGGTGTTTATGTCTAAGAATCGGGCTAGTTCTCTTATCCCTAACGCACCACCGATACCTAAAAGAGCCGACTTTAAGAACCCAACACCTTTAGAGGCTTTTTTTGATGTTGTGCCAATTGCTGCAATGTCACGCCTAACTACACGGGAACCACGTTCGCTTATAGCAATATCTATCCGCTCTTGTCCCATGCCCTATCTCCGTAATATTTCCGCACGTTTAACAGCCGCCACCGCCTGCCCCACTGCTGTTTCCACAAAGTTGGCGGGAGCTTGGAATGAGGTTCCTGTATTTAGTTTCCCAATATAATTAACATTATTAGTAATGTGAATAGAAGACCCTCCTCTATAAGTAGCTATAACCGCCTCCGCTTGGGCTAATGCTGCTGCTGCGTTAGCCGCACCGGTTGACCCTCTAGATCCCTCAGAATAAGCGTCCTGTTTTTTCGTTGACCCTGAGCCAACTTTAGCGATCCACCCCGACCGCGCCCGACCAGTGTCAACAGGAGTGGCGATAACCACGGCCTGGTCTGCAACAATTGCCGTCTTCCTAACCAATGTATCGGCGTTCTTTGTCACACGCTCCCCAATAGCCGCCATCCTAATACTAAACTGTTCTAAACTAGCCATGTCTACTACCCCTCCACTCCAGTAGTAACAAGACACTGCTAATCAGTATTACCAGAAAAGCAGTGGCAACAACTCCTGACAAGAAACCAAGCGTATATAGAGACGTGTGGTAGATAGATAGTTGTGAGATGTACTCTATTAAACTGCTCATACCCTTCCCCTTTTTTTATGCTGCTGCTCTAAATACTTACTATCAAGCCTTTTCATTAGCCAGATAAAATCATCCCTCTGGTCGCCTTCTATCTCACAATAAAGACAATACTCAAACATTGTTAAGATAGGTATTGGGCCTAGTACCTCGCCCATTGTCCGTTCTGCTGTTAGGTCTAAGAATCCTTCGTAAAAAAGCACCGCCCCAAGGTCAAGAGAAGGGGCCTCCTGTATGGCTTTAGGAAGCGGCCTACCAAGCCTAAGGCACTGCTGTATAATAAACGCCTCTGTAGGGCCTTGCTCAAATCCGTAAGCTAAGACCCGCCAGAGTTTTTTAAGGTCGCTTCCCGTTCCTCTTCGCGGAAAAGAGACATATTACCCGCCTGCTCCTTAATGTCCTGAAACCATTCAGGAAGAGCCTTAAGTTGGGCAATTACTGCCGAACGCTCATAAGGAATAATTTTCCCGTCATCGTCTGGGATATTTTCCCAACCAAGCAAAACGGTATCTACGAACACCTCCAAATAGATGCGCTCTGCTACGTTATCTGGAAGGGAGTTGTTTTGGATTGCTGCCCGGTAGGGGCGTGTTGCATACTCAAGGGCTTTACTGAATTTTTTGTTCTGGCCACCTGCTCTCGCAATTTTTACCCGCATTTTGTCGCCGTCGTCGTTTTCGCCATAATCAAGCCAGATTCCCGATTTTTCAAGGTTTTCATTGGTTTTGAAGATTTTAGAAAGTGCGCTCATTTTTTTATAACTCCTAAGAAAAAAAGACAGTGGTAGGACGCTATCCCACCACGGTTGGTGCCGGTAACTAGCCAGCAGCTACAGTGGGCAAGTAAGGGAATTCGTTAAATAGTAGCGTATGCCCGGCATTACCCTCTGCCGCCTCAACTGATAGAGGAATCTTAATTGGCTGATCCACTTCAATCTGCAACCGGCCATCACCTAGGGCAAGAAGTGGGACATCCCACACCATGCCTTTATTGGCTTTGACAAGTGAGAAATCCAAACTAACGTCTGAATTGTTCCGCACCGCCTGCACCGCTGCAACGTCTGCAAAGTAGGCGGTTGCTGATCCACTGACCTGGAAAATACCGGCAGAGACATCAAACGCGCCCAAAACGGCTACGGCCTTGTTTGGTGATACGTTATTGTTAACAGTAAGCGTGACCTCTGAAACATAAGCGAACAGTGCCGAAGGGTTTGCACTCCCAGCAGTTACGACGCTTAACCGCATTCTGGAAAAATCCGAAGAGGTGTTGTAAGCATCAGATGCCACTAATGCAGGACGGCTGCCGGTTTTAACACCTGTGGCTCCATCTCTTTGCGTGTGGTCTGTTGCAATAAAGCCCATATCCATAGTCACTTTATCGGCCTGTCTGACTTGAACGCTCAACTCATTAGCAACGGCACCTTCTAAGTACTCTGACATTGTGCCATTGGCATCATCGCCCAAGGTGCGCTCCAACTGATAAGAGCGCCGTTTAATAAGAGAAGGTGTTTTTTCGTTTTTGATAACATTCCCGAAAAACAAATTAATTGTTAGGCCAGTACCAGTTTCATTGACCATTGTGTTATCGGTTTTATCAAACTCCAGTGCCGTGGCTATGATGGATGCAATGCGCGCGAATCCGTTATTCACTGCGTTAGTAAACACACTACCGCCTGCATCACCACCGATATAGACCCACTCTCCAACCACAAGGCCCATTGTGGTGAAATCAATTGTACCGGACACGCGGGATAGTTTGGGTAAAGAGCCGGTAACATCAATATCCAACTGACCCGCTCCGCCTTTAACGCCTACGGTCTGGAACCGCGCATCACTTGGGGGGCTTCCTTCTGTAACTACGGTCTCATTCACTACAATAGTGGTGTTTGTTGCGCTAGCCACTGTTTTAATTCCATTGTTAGCAGCGTTAGTAAAGCCACTCATGGCTACCATGTCGCCACTTGACAGTGCGCCGCCTAACGTACCGGAAGCCAGTGTGTAGGTTTTCGTTCCTGCTGTGGTGCCAGAGAATGTAATAGCTGTGCCGTTCATAGGTATGTTTGTTCCTTTTTCTCGCATATCTGCAAAAAGGAACCCTTGGAGCAGTCGCACCGCGCCACCTTGGGTAAGGTCCTGACCAAACCCGCCGGATGCCTCCAAGTCAGACACAACCCCTTTCTGTTGCTGGCGTGACGGGTTTATAGGCTTACGGGCAACTAGCGACAACTGCCCACCAAAATCATTATAGCCATTGGGTTCCAGGGGGTGCCACACGGGGGAACCTGGCAAAACCTTAATGCTGGTCTCCTCTGCGAATTTTAGCCCCGTTGTGTTTGAGTCGATTTTATTAGCCATGCCGAACTACTCCAAAAAAATTAGGTGACAGTAGGGCGGAAAATCCCAAACCCCGTAACAACTTTTAACAGTGTACTACTTAGAGGGCTAGGATGCAATAACCTATAAAATAAGACTCGTTTTCCCTATACTTTTGTGTATAGGGTGTTATAGTTAAGACACACCAACAAAGAGGGAAGGACAATGGCCACTTATAGAATGAGAAACAGAAGCCCTGGAACTGATGCTGCGTTCATGGAGTTGGGATTTAGGGGTCTTCTTGGGGAGGATGCTTATCTAGTCCTAGGCCGAAAAGAAACACGTTCCTTTATCAACGCTTGGCGTTTTGCAGCAAACTTAGACCAAGAAGCGGAGCCTTGGTACTGTAAAGACACGCCGAAGGAGCCTATTTTCTTTTTACATGATAGCCTGATGCCTAAGTGATACCCCGCCCCTTCGGGGGCAATAGGAGAATATTATGGACATTGCACCTAAAGAATTAATCGTTAAAGAATGGTTAGATCAACAACAGCAAGAGGAACAAGAATCACACCGCGAACAACTGCAACTCCATATCTACGAACAAGAATACCAAGAGGTGCCAAAATGCAGAGAGTAATATTAGGCCATGATGTCTATATCACCGGCCTAGAATATTTTTTAGACACGCTCAACTTTCGTTTTGAGTTGAACTATAAAGGAACGACATTCTACGCCATGCGAGACAGCACAAAAAACAACTATGGCAATTTCAAAGTGTATGAAAAATGGGGGGCTGAGGTTTTTTTTGGTGAGGACAACTGGCTGGCTTATCAAAATGCCGCGCAACTAATCACGACGGTAGCAACGCAAGCGGCGTGTATTGTTTTCCTACCAAGCCCTTAGCGAACTTCATCATAAAGGTAGTTATGAGTTACGTTTATCTGATACCAACCATCACCGTGGCCCACTTGGGTCACTTTTTGTTTGCTAAACGTAACACCGCCAGGGGTGCATTTTCCTTCTAAGGCTTGTCTGGCAATAGATGACAACCTAACAGCTAGAACTTTACTTCCCAACACAAGGGGTGTAAACACCTGAACCGATACTATCCCACTACGCTCATACCGAACACCTCCAGCCCCGCCTAATCCCGTCGGCTCACTTACTGTTGATTGAATCGAGAAACGCGCCCACGGTTTGGTAGGGGGTCGGGAATCTTGGGCATCCACACCGTCGAACTCAACCGCTACCGCTACCGCATTGTTTACTAAGGCACTCTCAGTATTCCAATACGCCAACAACATGACCAATACTTCATCTTGGGCCTGTTCGTCTGATAGGTTCATCTTCTCACCTGCACAATATAGGAAACAACCTCACCAGCAGGGGCCAGTGTTTGGATGATTTTAATAATACGCCACACCACACCACCTACGGTTATTGTGGCACTGAGGAGGTCAATATTGTCCAGGCCGTCAGGAGGCAAGTATACCTTTTGGTCGCCTGTCTGTATTGTCGTATCTTTTTTATAATCGCTTGAAAAATTGAGGAAGGCGGCCACTGTTGGGGTCGTTACCGATGCAGAAGGAACCGTAGACCACGGCTTAGTAGGGTCAGGAACAGGGGCTGGTTGAGAGGTCACAGTTACCTTGGTTCCGAATTTAGTAATAAGCTTTCTAGCTAGTATTATTTTGCTTTCAAAAATGCTCATGCTACCCCCTCACAATATCAGAGCCGGATTGATTAAGCCCCGCTGCTGTTATTTTCCGGTCGGCTGTAGGGTATTTTGGGAATGTTGCGGGGGTTGTGTAGTAAGATGTTTTTTCGCTAAAATCACCTAGCTTTTCCGTTTTCTCTTTTACCTGCCGCCCAAGTTCCGTGGTGTCTGGATCAGGGTTAAGCTCACTAGAGAGAGAACGCAAAGCATATTCAAACGTTGCTTCTTTGATCTCGTTGGGGATACCCTGCACTAAATACCCTTGGGCATCATAGGCGTTAACCCTTGGCCATTGTGTTGGCTGATCCCTGCCATTAAGGTTTCGGCCTTTGTAGAAAAACCTAGCATCAACATAGTCAGTAGCCAGCACTATTGCGCGTTCTACCTGCTCAACATCGTATGCGGCACTTGCGCCACGCTCTAAGTGGTAAGCATAAAACGCCGACGCGGTACCGTAGGCGTTAGCGTTAACCACCAAGCCGCCATCATCCTGAACCCTTAACACAGTGTCAGATATAGACTCAATGAACTGGAGTTGTAGTAACTCCCCTGCCGTGTCGGGGTGTATAACAGGTTGACCAAGAGGATGCGCGGCATCATATACCGTCAGAGATGCAGCATAAATACCAACGGGAACAGAAAGGCCACCAAAATTAAAATCTACCACACCTGAACCGGCAGAGTAGTCTATTAGTGTATTATCCACTGCTGTATCTGCAACAATAGCCGATCCCCTGAACGTCGCCACCATCCTAGTGGCTGCCGAAAAATCAACACCCTCACCGTCCTGTAGGACGGTTATTCTGACAGGGCGGTTAGTTCCGTTATAGACGGCTTTAATGGCCATGCTACCCTTCCTCTATAATCGCATGTAGTGCAACTTTACGCACCATGTTAGACTTAATGGAGTCGGCATTATGGACTAAAGAAAGGCTGTTTTTTGCCTCTGCTAGTGCAGGGGACATCGCCACAATCTCTGCGCGAAGTTTTCGCTCTTCTTCTAGAAGCGGTTGCCGCTCAACTTGCAGCTTAGAAAGCAGAGCGTGTAGGCTGTCCATTCTTTTCTGCATCAACACAACTTTTTGGGAAACTACGCCCAATGCGCGTACCGCATCTGGCGACATTGCCGCCTTGCTTGTAATAGCCATACCCCGCCCCTACGCTAATGTGAATGTTGAGGTGGTGAAATCAATCGTTAATGATTCACCGTTGTTCAATGTCAAGGCGGAACCGTAGTCATAAAACCCCACTAATGGATCTGCTGGTGAAATTGGCGTGTTGTTGTAGATCACAACATACTGAAAAGCAGAACTAGCCCCACCGCTTGCAGTAATGACAAGATCCGCGAAAAGTTGCGTGAACGTGCCTAACGTTTGGGCGCTGGTCGAGATTGTCAGGTTACGTGAGGATAGGTTTGTGTAGGCCACCTCTGTCAGATTCGCCAGAACAGAATTCCCCGCCACTGGTGCGTTGGCTGTAGCGCACAACGCCACGGTAAACTGATCTGAACTGAAATCATGTACCTTGTGGGCGACATCCTCCACAAACTGTTGAAATTTGTTATACGCTGCCATGATATACCCCTACCTAAATGTGAATGAATCGTTTATTGTAAAACCAAAATTCTCTTCTATTGTGAACCCGTAACCGCCATCAATTCCTAAGGACACGCTTATTAGGTCATCAACTGACCCAAGACCGGAATAAGTGAATTGCACCTGTTGGCCGTTGGTACTAAACACCGAACCGGCAGCCGGTAGCCTGCTGCTTTTCGGCAGCTGTAAGGCTGTTCCTATTACGGAAAAACCGGCAGCGCTTGCCGCCAGCTTGCGACCGGCCAAAACTTTGGCCGTGGTTCCTGCTACAGTATACACCACTGGCGCGCAATTTATCACACTTACTTTTTTAGTTCCTATTGCGGTACCTGCTAAGGAATAAATTCCGGTTCCAGCTGGAAGCTTGGCACCGGTTGGGAATTGTATGCCTGAACCTGTGAGGGTAAAGGCCACCGCATCTGCCGCAACCCTTCGGCCTGCCAAAACCTTGGCTGTGGTGGCCGCCATCACATAGAGGGCGCTACTTGCAGTGATAGAAAAAGATGCGCTGATTATTGGGTTGCTGCCGGTAATCGTGTAGCCTACTGACTGCGCGCCCATCCTCGATCCGCGCAGCATTCCCACAACTGAACCACCTACGCTGTAGCTTATGGATTGCGCGGCCATTGTGTGTGCCGCAACCAATGAGAGCGGCGCTCCTGTTATGGAAAACGTGGTAGTGGCCGCCTGTAGTAATGTGTTTCCCGACTGAACAATAGGGGATCCGATCATTAAGTAGTTGCCGCTATTAGCGGCTAATCGGCTACCGGCCAGCATTGCCGATGCGCTACCCACAACTGAAAAGGGGGCGGTTTGGGCGGCCAATAACCTACCGGCCACCACCGCTGCATCAGTACCGGCCAGCGTGTAGGTGCCTGAATCGCCCAATACTAGGGAACCGGTAAGTAAGGAAGCAGGGGAGCCGGTAAGCGAATAACTACCACTAACCCCCTGTTCAATCAATCCGCGCAGTGTAAGGGCTGCCGATCCTGTAATAGAATAATTCCCACTGTCTGCCACTACCTGCAAACCAGACGGGAAAGCCACGCCTGTTCCTGCTAGGTTGTAGGCTACCGACTGCGCGGCCATTGTGTGTGCAGTGATCAAGGATAATTGTGTTCCTGATACTGAATAACTGCCACTATTGGCGACCACTTGCAGACCAGAGGGGAAGGCCACACTTGTCCCTATCAGACTGTATGCACCACTACTGGCCGTGGTGTTTCGGGATGTTGTAAGGTTGGCGGGGGTTCCACTTATCGTGTACACCGTCGCCGTGGCCGCCAAAGAGCGACCGGCAAGAAGGCCGCCTGCTGCACCTGTTAATGTATAGATCCCACTGTTGGCCGGTAGTGTTTTTCCACTTGTGAACAGTAAAGTTGTTCCTACCAAGCTGTAACTGGCAGAGGATGCGGCCAGAGTTCGCGCAGCAGGCAAGGCCGCCGACGTTCCTGTTAATGCATAGCTTCCACTGTTGGCCGGTAGTGTTTTTCCCAATGGCAAGGCCGCCGACGTTCCTGTTAATGCATAGCTTCCACTGTTGGCCGGTAGTGTTTTTC